ACTGGTGAAACGGTCTTCGGCAATTTTTGGCCTGGATCAGGCGCGGATTCTACATTCCCTGTCAAAGCCTTTTTGTATGATGACCCAAATCAGTTGTTCACAATTGCTACGTCTAACGTAGTGGCTGGGGCCAACACTGAAACGGAAATTCGTGCTGCCGTATTTGCGAACATCGCGTTTGCAACAGGCAACAGTGGAACTACTTCTACTGGCATGTCTTCTGCTACAGCGGATCTGAACACAATCGCAGCTACCAACACATTGGCTCTACGCATTATGGGTGTCCAAAATGACCCCGACAATGCTGACTTTACCGCTGCGGGTATCCCATTAATCGTTCGTATAAACAACCACTTCAATGCGCCTACGGGTTCTATTGCGGCTGGTTCTGTTTCTACAACTGGCGTATAAGGAGGTCTAAAAAATGGCTATTTCACGCGCACAACTAGCGAAAGAGCTAGAACCGGGCCTCAACGCGCTGTTTGGTATGGAGTACAATCGTTACGAAAACCAACACGCTGAGATCTTCACAACTGAATCATCGGATCGTGCATTCGAAGAAGAGGTTATGTTGGCCGGGTTTGGCGCAGCACCTACTAAGTCAGAAGGTTCTGCGATTAACTTTGACGATGCTAACGAAGCATACACAGCTCGTTACAACCACGAAACCGTTGCGCTTGCGTTCTCCATTACTGAGGAAGCAATCGAGGACAACTTGTATGACCGCCTCGGCAGTCGTTACACGAAAGCCCTCGCTCGTTCAATGGCTCACTCTAAGCAGGTTAAAGCTGCCGCTGTGCTGAACAATGCGTTCACTGCGGGTGCTTCTGCTGGCGGTGACGGTGTTGCACTTTGTGCTACGGATCACCCACTTACAAACGGTGGGACTTTTGCCAACGAACCATCAACTCCTGCGGATTTGAATGAAACATCTCTTGAAGATGCTTTGATCAACATCGCTGGTTATGTTGACGAACGTGGTTTGAAGGTTGCTCTTCGTGGCATAAAGTTGATGATCCCTCGTCAGTTGCAATTCGTTGCCGAACGTCTGATGGTCTCTAACCTTCGTGTTGGTACTTCGGACAATGACACTAACGCAATCCGTTCCATGGGGATGTTGCCAGAAGGCTATGCCGTCAACGACTTCCTTACTGATCCAGATGCGTTCTTCATCAAAACTGACGCGCCTCGCGGCTTTGTTCACTTTGAGCGGACTCCTCTTTCCACTAACATGGAAGCTGATTTCGACACGGGTAACATGCGCTTCAAAGCACGGGAACGTTATAGCTTCGGCTTCAGCGATCCCCGTTGTATCTTTGGCTCCCCTGGAGCCTAAGACCCTCTACTTCCAAGGGGGACAAGGGGCAACTTCGGTTGCCCCTTTCTTTTTGAATAGACCTGTTGTATTGTAGAGATATCCCTGACAGTCGCATTCTGTGGCTGACTTAACCCAAGACAGGAGATTCTCATGGGCAATTCTACTTTTAGCGGACCAGTTCGTTCGCAAAACGGTTTTCAAGACATTACAACCAACGCTACAACTGGCGTTGATACCACTAACTCTACATACGGAACCAACGCTACGATTGGCGGGGATCTTACGGTACTTGGGTCTGTCCTTTCTGGTGGTGCTCACCCCACGCTAAACGGTCTAGCTGTAACGGCTAAAGCCACTGGTGCTACAGTTACTTATGTTGCTGGAATTAACGTCAACCCATTCACTGGCGGTGCCCAGCAGATCACGACTCTGCCAGCAGCGACAGCAGGTGTTGTTGTTGTACACGCTCAGTCCGTAGACACTACTGGCGGAACTGCTTTCTTGAGCTTTGATTGCGCGGGTAGTGATGCTTATGAGACAGGCAGCGTTATAGAAAGCCGTACAAGCAACGCAGTTGTGTTCGATACGTCTGCTGCGGGAGAAACTTTGTTGAAGTTTACTCCAGCAGGCGCAGCAACGAACTTGATGAGCATTGGCTCATATATCTACTTCACCTGCACAACAAAGGGTCTGTGGAATGTTTCGTTTAACTTCCAGCATCTTGGCGCGGGTACTACAGGTACGTTTGCTTTTGCAGCCTAATGTTTAATTTGGCGGGGTTAACGCCCCGCCTTCATTTATAGGAGGCCAAAATGGCAGGATCAGACGTAACCCCGGTCATCATCAGCGATGAGGTGGCATTAGATGCGGACGGAATTTCAACAGCCACTTCAGTGGGAAACAACGCAGCCTTGGTTATTGGCGGGGCTTTAGCTTCTGGCGGCAGCGTTACAAACGCTTCTGCAAGGCAAGTAACCATTTTGTCAGCAGGTAACGATTCTTCAAAGTCGTTTAATATAGTCGGCACAGATGTAAATGGTGCGGCTCTTACCGAAAACCTTACGGGGGCTAATGATGGAACGGCAACCAGTACCGGATATTTTAAAACAATTGCAAGCATAACCGCAGTTGGCAACCCCGCAGGAAACGTGTCTGCTGGTATAAACGCCAACGCAGCGGGGGTAGTTTTTGCGGGGCGCACTCGTTTGCAAGGGTTTTCTTTTGTTTCCGGTGGAACTGCTGGGATAGCTAACTTGCGTAACGGTGGTGTTACGGGAACAGAAGTCATACAGTTCCGCTCGATTGGAACTGATAACTCCTCGGACGATCCGTTTATACCAGATGAGGGTGTTTTGTTTAAGGATGGTTGCTACGTTACATTCGTTGTTCCGCAATTTGATCTTATGATGTTTTACCACGCATAAGGCGATTTAAAATGGCTAAGATCGACAAGTCCAAAATGAAATGCAACAAGCCGAAACGCCAAATATCCGGCGGCAAAAAGTCTGTTGTTAAGGCTTGCGACAAGGGGAAAGAAAAGATTGTTCGGTTTGGCGATGCCAACATGACAATTAAGAAGTCTAACCCCGAGCGCAGAAAATCGTTTCGTGCAAGACATGGTTGTGACAAAGGCACCTTGGATAAACTAAAGGCCAAATACTGGTCATGTAAGGCGTGGTGACGTAATGAAATTAGATTTGCAAAGTGTTTTTTCTGCGGTTGCCTTGGGAATGTTGGGCTGGGCATCTTTGCAAGTTTACCAGATGAACGCTAGTGTAAGTTTAATTTCTTACAAAGTGGAAGAAAATTACGATATGATAAAGCCTATGTGGCAGGATTTTTTGGTCAGGAGCGCAAGAAATGATGAATCGTGGGGCGATGAGTTTTCAAGTTTCCACACCTCCAGAAAGGACAAGTAATGGCAAAAAAGAAAAAGCTCGACGCTTGCGCCAAAAAGGTAAAGGCTCGGTACAAGGTGTGGCCCAGCGCATACGCAAGCGGAGCGGTAGCCAAGTGTCGAAAAGTGGGGGCCGCAAACTGGGGAAACTCTACTAAGAAGGCTGCTACAGGTGGCATCATTTCGGCTATAGACAAACCCAAACGTCCTGCTCGTAATTACAATAGTGGCGGTGTTATCGCTGCGGGTTGCGGTCAAGTAGAAGAACCTCGCCGCAAGGTTACAAGGACGTACTGATGGCTAAAAAGAAAAACTCTTTGCAAGAATGGTTTAGCCAAAACGATGGTAAAGGATGGGTTGACTGTAAAACAGGGAAGCCTTGTGGTCGCCAGAAGGGCGAGAAGCGAAAAGGTTATCCAGCGTGTAGACCAACTATGTCTCAGTGTACTTCGGCGTCTAAAAAGAAAAAGTCTTCTAAGCGTATAAATTGGAAAGCAAGTGGCGGATTAGTCCGAATCTTTTAAAGGAGAGATAAAATGAAAATGAAGAAAAAAGGTTACAAGGCTGGCGGCAAAGTCAAAGGCATGAAAGCTGGTGGAAAAGTCAAAGGCATGAAAGCTGGCGGCAAAGTCAAAGGCATGAAGGCTGGCGGCAAAGTCAAAGGTATGAAGGCTGGTGGTAAAGTCAAAGGCATGAAGGCTGGTGGCAAAGTCAAAGGCATGAGGGCTGGCGGTCAAGTCAAAGGCATGAGGGCTGGCGGTCAAGTCAAAGGATTTGGTTTTAGGGGGGTGTTCTAGCGTAGATGTCTTATTTACAAAGCAACATACCATACTTTAAATGCTGGGTTCGTCGCGAGTACACTCATAACCATGAGAAATATCATGGAGAGTTTTTACACGCGATGGTCATAGCTGTAACAAGTATGCCGAATAGGTCCCTAAGTTTTCAAGTAATCTTTACGGGTTGCGAAGCCGAAGACGAGGAAGAGGACACAGTTCATGGTGGTGCAATGTGGGCTCGGATGCCTCTTACGGCGTTGGTCGCAGATATCCCGTTATCGGAATGGCCTACTCCAATGGCAACACACGATGCTCAACCTTGGGACTGTGCTTCGCACCACCACGCAGTATACGTTTTGGACAGAGCTACACCTTGTCCTTGGATGGCAAAGATTGATGGTCAGTTCTTTCCCGCAAAGTATTTGTTTACGGTTGACTACACTGACTCTGAAATAGCAGATGATCCTGCACAGCATAAACAAAGCCATGTTTTGCAATTGTTAGACGCAGGAGAATGGACAGGCAACATTGTTGCTTTACCTAACAATCGAGTGCGTGTGACGCATCCTGCTTGGTTTGCGTTAGGTGAGGGTGCTCCAGACTTCAGACCATCCCAACATATACACTATTCAAAAAGTGATTTAGACTATACACTGGATGTGAATAGAGTGTTTGATAATCTTTATAACGAGGACGATGGAGATGAAAAAACCGATACCTAGCGGACCCAAAGGTAAGGGCATAACAGAGTTGAAAAAAGTGGCCCCAGCGGCGGTGGCTAAAATGGGTTACAAAAAAGGTGGCTGTGTTATGACTAGAACTAATCAACAACCGAAGTTAGTTTAGTTATGGCAACATCTGGAACAAGAGACTTTAACCTTGACGTTGCTGAAGTCATCGAAGAAGCTTATGAGCGTTGTGGACTTGAGGTTCGCACGGGCTACGATGCTAAAACAGCGCGTAGATCTTTGAATCTTATGTTTGCAGAGTGGGCCAACAGAGGTTTAAACTTGTGGACTGTTCGACAAGGCACAATCAACTTAACTCAGGGTAAGGCGCAAGAACCCTTGACGGATGATGTGGTTGATTTGTTAGACGTTGTTCTTCGTCGCAACAACACTGATTACGAGGTAGAGCGCATCAGCCGTGGGGACTATGCTAATCTCCCGAATAAAACTACCCAAGGAAGACCAAGTCAGTACTGGCTTAATAGACAAATTGACCCAATTATAAACTTGTGGTCTGTTCCGGACAACTCCACCGACCAGATAATTTACTACTACGTCCAAAGAATTGAAGATGCTGGTGCGTTAGTAAACACTGCGGATATGCCGTTTAGGTTTTTCCCCTGCATGGTGGCAGGTTTGGCGTATTATCTTGCCATGAAACGAGTACCTGACCGAATCCAGATGTTAAAATCGGTTTACGAAGAAGAGTTTCAACGGGCTGCAGACGAAGATTCCGGACGAACTCCTTTGAAGCTACAACCCAGCTTGAGTTATTTGAGGGTGTAATGACATACGCTAGTGGAAAACATGCTTGGGGGATATCTGATAGATCAGGGCGGCGATACCGCCTTCGTGACATGATGGTAGAATGGACGGGAGCTAAAGTTGGGCCGGACGAATTTGATCCAAAACAACCGCAACTGTCCGCTCCTAAAGTTGGACCTGACCCACAGGCTTTGAAAGGGCCCCGTCCAGAACATAATCTGGCGGAACAAAGAAACATACAGTACGGTTTTAATCCTGTTGGGTTTAATAGTATCCCTGGTATAACACCTTTGAGTAATTTAGCACCTGTTGGTGCGATAGGCACAGTAACAGTAACTGGCGTTATAAACCCAGATGAATCAGCGAACAAAGCATATCCTACATTAGTAGCTTTAACATCGTCTGTTGGTACTGCAACGTCTACAGCCCCAGAGGCAGAGAACAAAGCATATCCTACATTAGCGGCTTTAACATCGTCTGTTGGCGCGGTGTCGACTACAACAACATCGGACATTACGGCTACTTACGCGGTAACAGTTGCCTCTTATTCCGGAGCTAACTATTATTATATTGATGGCTCAAGGGCAGCTACCCTTAACTTGTCAGAAGGTAGCATCTATAGATTCGATCAATCAAATTCTTCTAATTCCAACCACCCTTTAAGATTTTCTATTACCTCTAACGGAACGTGGGGGGGTGGAAGTGCGTACACCACAGGCGTAACCATTAACGGAACGCCAGGGAGTGCTGGAGCATATAGTCAAATTGAAGTTGCTTCTGGGGCTCCTACCCTGTACTACTATTGCACAAATCATAGCGGTATGGGAGGTCAGATTAACACATGAGTTTTACATACACACAGTTGAAAACGGCAATAGAAGATTACACTGAGAACAATGAAACTTCTTTTGTAAGAAACCTGCCTTTGTTTATTCGTCTTACCGAGGAACGCATTCTTAAAAACGTTCAACTAAGTTTGTTTCGAAAGAACTCCGCAGGAGCCATGACTCAGAACAACAAATACTTAGCTGTTCCGAGTGATTTTTTAGCTCCGTTTGCCCTGTCTTTTACAGACAGCGACAGCAACACATCTTTTGTGGAATACAAAGACCCTGAGTTTATTCAGATGTACACTCCAAATTCGGCTACAACTGGAGCTCCTAAATACTATGGGATGTTTGATCTAAACAACTTCATCTTGGGACCTACACCTAATAGTAGTTATAGTGCAGAACTTCATTATTTCTACAGGCCCGAAAGTCTAACTCAAAGCAGCTACACGCTAACCTTAACAAGTGTTGTTGGAACGTTTACCACAAGCGACACTATTACTGGGGGCACCAGCGGGGAAAGCAGTGGCGTAGATTTGGTTCCTTCGGGCACCTCCTTGGTGGTGGTAATTCCTAGCAGCAACTATGTTGTTGGTGAGACAATTACAGCTAGTCCGAGTGGGGCTACGGGCGTAATTTCGGCTATTGGTGCGGATACAACATTAACATGGCTTAGTGAGAACGCAGAATTAGCGATGCTGTACGGGTCTTTAACGGAGGCTTACACTTACATGAAAGGAGATCCCACTCTAATGCAGTTGTATACGCAAAAATTTGGGGAGTCGGTATCTCGTTTGAAAAACTTAGGTGAGGCCCTAGAGGTAACGGATGAGTACCGCACAGGTCAACTTATCCGAAACAAATCGTAAGGGGGTATCGTATGAACAACATGTCTTTTCCAGTTACAATGTCTAACGACTTCAAAGTTGAAGTCGCTACGACCAACAACCGAGGTTCTACTCCCGAGGAAGTTGCGAACCGTTGCGTGAACAAAATTGTGTCTGTTTCAGAAACCGCGCATCCTACTATTCGCGCTCAGACAATTGAGTACCGTAATGAGATCGAAAAGCTTGTCGCCGTCTATATGCGCCAAGCTATACAAAGTGACCGAACTACGGTATATAATGCAATAAAAGATGCTGGTCAGCCTACGTTGGCCGAATATATAAGGAAAATGTAGATGGCATTTAATGGAAACTTTCTGTGTACCTCGTTCAAAGTAGAACTAATGAAGAGCGTCCACAATTTTACAGCAGCAAGCAACGTATTTAAGTTAGCTCTGTACACTAACAGCGCAACCTTTACGGCTGCGACTACTGCGTACACTGCTACCAACGAGGTTAGTGGCACAAACTACGGTGCTGGCGGACAATTCCTCACCAGTGTAACGCCTGTGGCAAGTGGAACTACCGCTTTAACAGACTTTGCGGATGAAGTGTTTTCTAACGTAAGTATTTCGGCAGTTCGTGGCGCGTTAATTTATAATGCCCCTGCATCTGGGGATCCTACCGTTTGTGTTTTGGATTTTGGCGCAGATAAAGCTGCTAGTAGCGGGGACTTTACTATTATTTTCCCAACTGCGGATGCGTCTAACGCGATTATTAGGATAGCCTAATGTCCTCTACTGTAGCGTTTGTAGGCTGGAACAGTTCAGCAAGAGCTTGGAATACAAGCACTTGGAACACAAGTCCTGCTTTTGCGCTTACTGCTACAGGTAGTGTTGGACAGGCGGTTCAAGAAGGCGATGCTGTAGTATCTGTTACAGGGGTTGCAGGTACTGGAGCGGTAGGTGACACCTTTACCACAAACATGGGTGTTAGTGCCACCACTTCCATTGGAGCAATTTCTACAACAAGAGGCGATAATGCTTTTGTTACCGGAGTTGTAGGAACAGCAACGCTCGGAAGTTTCTTTACCACCAATACAATGGTGGCAATGACGGCATCGGTGAATAGTGCATCGACAGCCATCGTTGGAACCGCTAATGTACATGTAACCGGGTTGTCAGCAACTGGCGAGATTGGCATCCTGCAACAACCGTGGGGGCAGATTATACCCGCCCTGACCCCAAACTTCTCAGGGATTACTCCCTCGCAGTCACCGTCTTGGACGAACATTGCGGCATAGGATGGAAAAATGGCAAGCACATATGTAAACAATTTACGGTTAGAAGAAATCGGTTCTGGAGAACAATCTGGTTCTTGGGGCGATACGACTAACACTAACCTAGAAATAATTGGGCAGGCCGTTGCTTGGGGAACCAGAGCTATTGCGAACGCCTCAACGGACAACATTACGATTGCAGACGGTGCGCTGGACGCAGATAGATGCCTTGGGCTGAAGCTCACGGGCGGCGGTCAGGCTTGCACGGTCACTCTTTTGCCCAACACCAGTTCCAAAACTTGGTTCATGTATAACGCAACGGCTGCGGCTTTGACTTTTACTTGCGGCAGCGGAGCTAATGTAATCATTCCTGCGAATCAGACTAAAGTTATTGCGACAGACGGCCTCGGGTCAGGTGGCGTGGTTCACGATCTTCTTACGGCTGTTAATTTAGCTGGAACAACCACTGTTGATGACTTGGTAGTTAGTGACGATCTGGTTGTTGGCGATGATCTAGGAGTTACTGGATTGGTCACAATCGGTGAAACTCTTGGCGTTACGGGGGTTCTGACAACTACAGCGGCTACGGTCTTCAATGGTGGATTTGCTAGTAACGCAGATTCTCTTGTTGGAACCGACAAAAAGATAAAGTTTCGTGACGCCGCTATTTATATTAACTCATCTACTGACGGGCAGCTTGATATTGTAGCAGACACTGAAATTCAAATTGCGGCTACTACAATCGACATTAACGGCGCGATAAACGCTAGTGGTGAAATTATCGCTGCAAGTTTAGACATATCAGGAGACGCTGATATTGATGGAACGTTAGAAACAGACGGACTTACGGTTGGTGGTGTTGCGGCTAAAGTCGCAGGCTTGGAAACAATTTGGGTTCCTGCCGCTGCGATGTATCCCAGCACAACAAACCCATGCTCAGACCTTACTCAAGTGGAAACAACCGCGTTACGGCCTGACATGAAAGTCTTAGATTTTGCGGCAGCGGCGGATGACTTTGCTCAGTTCTCAATCGGATTTCCAAAAAGTTGGAATGAAGGAGTAATAAAATTTCAAGTTTTTTGGACGCCTAGCACAACAAATACTGGGGATTGCATCTGGGGCTTGCAGGGAGTTTCGGTTGCCGATGGTGCCACTATAGATGTTGCGTTTGGTACAGCCGTAACAGTTACAGACGCAGGGATAGGCACGGTAGAAGATCAGCAGGTTTCTCCATTAAGCGGAGAAGTTACCCTTACAAATGCAGCGGTTGATACGCAATCGTACTTTCAAATATTTAGGGATGCAAATGCGGGTGGCGATACGTTTACTGGTGTGTCTCGCTTGCTAGGCATCAAACTATTCTTCACGACAGATGCAGCCAATGATGCGTAGGAGATAGCAATGAGCTTTGGTTATTCTGTTTTAGGTTTCGGCAGCTTCCCAAACAGGGGTGCTGGCGTTGATTATGACATTACTTATGTTATTGTTGCTGGTGGCGGTGGCGGCGGGAAAGCAGCACACACAGACTATCAGTCTGGTGGCGGTGGCGCAGGAGGACACGTTACAGGCACACAAACACTTGATGTTTCAACTGCATATACTGTCACTATTGGCGCTGGTGGGGCGTTGCTTTCTGATGCTAATGTTGGTCGTGGAGTTGGGAATGACGGCACTTCTTCCCAAATTGCTAGTGTAAACACCTCTAGTGTCGGGGGTGGTGGCGGTGGACAAGGGTTTTATTCTCCAAATTCTGGTGCCAAAGGTAGAACAGGTGGTTCATCTGGCGGTGGTGGTGCTGCAACTGGTACTTCCGTTGCTACAACTCCATCTTCCGGTCAAGGTAATGTTGGTGGTGATGCTACTAACGCTGGCAATTCTTACGGCGGCGGTGGTGGCGGTGGTGCTGGTGCGGTTGGTCAAGATGCGACAGGTTCCAAAGCTGGTGATGGTGGTGCAGGAATAAGTACATATTCTTCGTATCCCGGTATTTCATCTGTTTGTGGCGGCGGTGGTGGTTGCGGTTATGATGCCACCAGTCAGACAGGTGCTGGCGGTGCTGGTGGCGGCGGTGCTGGCGGCACCACTGGGAATGCAACGTCTGGCACAGCAAATACAGGCGGTGGCGGTGGCGGTGGCGGTACACGTACAGGTAGCTATTCATCAGGTGCGGGTGGTTCGGGCATTGTTGCTATTAGATATAGTGGTTCACAAACTGCGACAGGTGGATCGGTAACAGAAAGCGGTGGTTACACCTATCATGTATTCACATCTTCTGGCACGTTTACAACAGCGTAGGATTAATTATGGCACATTATGCAAAAATTGAGGATGGGATTGTTACAAGCGTGATTGTGGCAGAGCAAGATTTTATTGACACTCAGGAAGGCACTTGGGTTCAAACATCATACAACACAACGGGCGGTAAACACTTGTTGGGAGGTACACCATTACGCAAAAACTATGCAGGTATTGGCTACATGTATGATACCACAAGGGATGCTTTTTATCTTCCACAGCCTTATCTAAGTTGGGTATTAAATGAAGATACTTGTATCTGGAATTGCCCTGTTGCGTATCCTAGTGATGCTAGTGAAGATAAAAGATACACTTGGAATGAAGACACAACACGCTGGGTTGAGGCGACATAATGGACAAACGAACAGTTTCATCCTATTAGACGGTAATTAACGGATTAGGCTATTGGAGTAGATGAATGCCCTTAACCAAACTTCAGTTCAAGCCGGGAATCAACCGAGAAACCACCTCTTACAGTAATAAGGGTGGTTGGTTTGACATGGACAAGGTTAGGTTCCGGTTTGGTTTTCCAGAAAAAATTGGCGGGTGGGTAAAAAACTCTGGTACTAATTTTTTAGGGACATGCCGAGCGTTGCATCCGTGGGTCGCTCTCGACGGTACTCAATACGTTGGGGTAGGTACTAATTTAAAGTACTATATCTTAGAGGGTGGCGGGTTTTACGACATTACACCAATTCGACTTACTACTTCAGCAGGAGATGTGACGTTTGTCACGGGGGCTGACACTCTTGACGGAGCAATTAACGCCGCGGTTGAAACTATTGTTTTAGATAGTGCTTCTGGGTTTCCAACAACGGGAACTATAAAAATAGATAACGAAGAAATAACATATGCTTCGATCACTTCGGCTACATTAAACGGTTGTGCTAGAGGCCAGAATGGAACTACTGCCGCAAGTCATGCGGACGGGGCTGCTGTAACTTGTGCAACAATCGCGGTGACGGACACAGCGCACGGCGCGTTAGACAACGACTTTGTAACGTTTACAGGTGCCGCTTCTTTGTTCTCAAGTGGCGGTGCTATTAGTGCCGCAGTTCTTAACCAAGAGTACCAAATTAAAACTATTGTTGATGGTAACGTTTATTTAATCGAAGCAAGAACCGTGGCACCTATTTCCGCTATTACTACAACCAATGGTCTTGAACCCACACTTGTGTTTGCTAACGCCTCTGACAGCGGAAGCGGGGGTTCTTCTGCGGTAGGTACGTACCAAATAAACACTGGTCTTGACACAACAATCACCGGAAACGGTTGGAACGCAGGGGCTTGGAGTCGTGGGACTTGGGGATCGGCAACAGACATTTCGGCTCCAGGGCAAAGCCTTCGTATCTGGAGCCACGACAATTTCGGAGAGGATTTAGTGCTGAACGCTCGAGACGAGGGGATTTTTTACTGGGACAAAACTAATGGCGTAACCACACGCGCAGTTTTTTTAAGCGCATTATCCGATCCCCAGAGCCCTCCCGTCTCAGCTAAAATTGTTATTGTGTCTGACAAAGATCGACATGTTATAGCTTTTGGTTGCAACCCAATTGGATCAACTGTTGAAGATCCTTTGCTTATTCGATTTAGTGATCAGTCTTCTCCTGCAAAATGGTTGCCGGAACCTACCAACACTGCAGGTGATTTAAGTATTGGCTCTGGTTCTCAAATTATTGCTGCAATTGAAACCAAACAACAGGTTGTTGTTTTTACTGATGTTTCTCTTCATGCCATGCAATTTCTTGGGCCACCTTTTACATTCGGTATTAACGTGGTGTCCGAAAACATTACTATTGCGAGTCCTTTGTCCGCTATTAACGTTGAGGACACGGTCTACTGGATGGGCAGAAACGAGTTCTATGCTTATTCTGGTCAGGTGCAGCGACTTCCCTGCACTGTGCGGGATTATGTGTTTGATAACCTAAACACGGCGCAGCTTGAAAAAATTACTGCGGGTTCCAACACAGCGTTTGGCGAAATCTGGTGGTTCTATCCTTCTGCCGGTAGTGAAGAGAACGACAGCTATGTAACCTACAACTACATGGAGCAGGTTTGGTCTTACGGATCTATAGAAAGGACAGCTTGGCTTGATCGAGGCATTATTAACTTGCCGTTAGCCGCGTCCACAGACCATTTTATGTATAGCCACGAAACAGGTTTTGACGATGGTAGCACCTCTCCCAGTTCTGCCATCTCGGCTTTTGTTCAAAGCAGTCAGATAGATATTGGGGACGGAGAAGATTTTGTTTTTATTAACAGAATGATTCCTGACCTAACATTTAGAGATTCAACTGCGGGGGCTCCTGCAGCTACCATGACGCTTTCTGCTAGGAACTACCCCGGTGGATTGTATCTTCAGACACAGGAAAAGTCAGTTACAAGAACATCTACAACGCCCATTGAACAGTGGACGGAGCAGGTTAATTTGCGTCTTCGCGGACGCGCTTTTGCTTTAAAGCTAGAGTCTACTGGCGTGGGGGTTGGGTGGAGATTAGGAACTCCTAGAGTTGATCTTCAAAAAGACGGACGTAGATAATGTCTAGGAATTTAATTAAACCGTTTTTTCCTACTGCGCCGGAAACGTATAACAAAGGATACATGGAGCAAGTTGTGCTTTCGTTTTCTTTGTATTTGGAGCAAATGCAGAACCCAGGGGAAGGGCGGAACACTCGCCTTGTCCTTACGGACTTGCCTTTAAGTGACCAAGGGTTGGAGGTTGGATCCTTGTTTCAATACAGAGATGCGGCGGGAACAATGGGAGTTGTTAAGATAACAACAGCGAACCAACCTAACTTATTGGGGATATTTTCGACGGGTGGAGTGGGGGCGGTTACCGTGAGCATATCGTGACCATAAGTTTAAATCAAGTTTTGGCTTGGACAGGGGCGGAAAAACGAAGTATAAGCTATCTCAGGAGAAACCTAATGGCAAATGAAAACAAAAACGGCGGGGGTAATTGGTAATGGGTCTTTTATCTTCGTTAGGTGGTCTTGTAGGCATGGCGGTTGGTGGTCCTATGGGGGCCGCTATTGGTGGCGGCATTGGGTCCTTGGGAGAAGGCGGGTCAATGTCTGATGCGTTTAAATCAGGTATAGGCAACGCGATAACAGCAGGGACCATGGGTCAGGCTGGCATGATAGGAAACGTTCTTGGCGGTGGTGGGAACAACCAAGCGGCGGGGATTGCTTCGTTGTTCGGTGGATCCATGGGCGGCATGGGTGGCCCTATGAGTACAATAGCAAGCACGGGCGGTGGCACGGGCGGTGGCACGGGCGGTAGTTTCGGTCCAATGCAGGGCGGTCTAGCTCAGAACTTAATGCAGGGCATTGGAATTAGTGACGCCAACGGGCAAACAAATCCGATCATGGGTGGGATAATGAGAGAGATGTTGTATCAACAACGCCGACCTCGGTTCGAGAACCTTATGTCCGACACAGAATTAGCTCAGTACAACACAGGCGAAAGACGCCCTGATTACAAAGGGACAGCGGTCCCAGGTACTCCAAGAGTCCAGACTCGAGCCATGGGCGGTATGATCGAGGGCCCCGGAACGGGGACCAGTGATTCCATTCCTGCGACTATTTACCAAAACGGTGGCCCCGTTCAAGAGGCTAGGCTTTCAGACGGAGAGTTTGTTATGACGGCAGACGCAGTCAAGGGTGCTGGCAGCGGTAATCGTGGTGCTGGCGCAGCTAAAATGTACGAAATGATGAACCAATTCGAGCGGAGGGCATAAACCTAATGGCCGAAGAGTATATCACCAAGAGTATGAATCTTCTACCTGAGTATCAGGAGAAGTATCTTAAAGATCTTTTGGCAAACATCTATCAGACAGATGAAACCACGGGCGAAGTCTCAGGCATAGCTTCACAATCTCCTTTGTTTGGCAATCCGGTTTTAGATGAAGAAGGCAATCCTATGTACGAGGCCGCTGATGGCGGCGGTTTTACTTCGGATGTTTCTTTGGCGAAGACGGATCAGTACGGAACTCCGATTGAGGGAACTGAGGGCGGCGTTGCTGCTCCAGATGTTATGCGTTTTACAGACGCACAGACTGAAGCTCTTCGCCGTATGACCGGATACACCGACCCTGAGACGGGGGAGGTTGTATACGAGAGTGGCATTGGGGCATACAAAGATTACCTTGATAAAGCTGAAAGCACTTATGACAAAGGCATTGCTTCTTTAGACGCAAGCACCGCTCAATACGACCCTCTTGGTCAGATTCAATACGACGAATCGGTTGACCCTGCGACAGGGGAAGTTGTCCGAACTCCTCGGCTCGATGATCAAGGCAATCCTGTTCGCACAGGCGGCTACAAAGATTTCTACGACCCCTTTGTTGAGGACGTTATCGACGCGACCTATGCTGACATTGATCGTGCTGGCGCAATAGAGAATGTTGGGCAACGCGCACAGTCTGTTGGTGCAGGAGCGTTTGGCGGATCTCGTCAGGCCCTTCAAGAGTCCGAGTTACAACGAAACCTCATTGATCAAAAAGCTCGTACTGGATCTCAGCTTCGTTCCGCAGCGTATACCGGAGCACAGAATCAAGCGCAGAGTGCTTTTGAAAACCAACAGAAAAGAGGTCAAAATGCAGGCCAACTGTTCCAAGGTTTAGGCACAGGCATCGGGGCTTTAGGAGAGGCAACTCAAAGTTTGGGCATGACGGACATAAACTCTTTGTTTAACGTTGGTCAGCTAGAACAAAACCAACTACAAAAAGAATACGATGTGCAACGTGCTGGACAACTAGAAGAAGCTTACGAGCCCTTCTCACGGTTCTCTTACATGAGAGATGTCTTGTCCGGCGTACCATCCAGCGGAACCTCTCTCGCTGCAGCAGCAACACCACAGGCCAGCCCCATGTCAAATGTTATGGCGGGAGCTAATATTTACGGTGGCGCACAAGGGCAAGGGAACATTTTCGGTGGGCTTGGTGCTCTCAGGTAAGGATAGTCATGGACAACGTATACAACCGCAGTTTATTTGCCGCAGCCAATAGACCCGCTCGGTCAAAACTACAGAAGATGGGCGGCATTATGGCGTCCTCCCCGGAACTAATTGAGTCACAGCAAAAGGTTGGTAACTTATCGGGCCAAAACAGAATGGGTGCTGGTGCCGAGCAGATGTCAAACCTTGCTCCGCCCATGCCCATGCCCATGCCCATGCCCATGCAAGTTCAAATGCCCACCCCTTCTGCAATGGGATTCGAACGTCCTCCTGTCCCAAGCAGTAATCCGTCTATGCGGATGGCTGACGGAGGAGAAGTTGATATAACTGAGGAGCCCATTGCGGAAGAGGTTGTATCTGACGGGTTCTTTGCTCGATTTAACGAGTATTTAGACAACACAGAATTAGGCAAAAAGGTTGACGCGGCCTATGAAAACGATAGGCAACGTGCAGCAGTAGAAGCTGCAAAAACCAAAGACGCTATTGACTCCGCAATTGCCACAGATAACACCGAAAATATCGTTAACACTGTACTCGATCAAGCAGGTATGCCTTTGGGAGAAGACTCTAAGAAAGAGTTTGCTCGGTCAGTGTTTGGAATGGAAGATGTCAACGACATCGATGAGATCAACAAACGTATTGCAGACGTAGCTATTGGATCGTCTATAGGCAAAGGCCCAGACGCTTTTGCCGAGGCAGTACTGCTTGGTTTAGGGGAATACAAAAAGACGGCTACTGCTAGATCGGCGGCTACGACAGGCGGCAAGTCCGGCATGTCCCCACTTGAGCCTTTTGCTGATGCAGTTCGTGATCTCGCTGGTAAACTTGTTGCGGCTCGAGGCGTGGATATCGATACAGCCATGCAGCAAGCGGCGGCGGCATTAGCTCCTTACTATGGCGGTGGCGGCGGTGTTCCAACTGCGGCTCCGGCGGCTCCAACAAGCCCCGAGGACCGCCTGAAGTTGGTCAAAGAAGCTTTGGAACAGCAGCCCGGACAACGGGAGTTGATTCTGAAGCAAGCTGAAAAAGATGGTGTTAACATCGAGGGGCTATAAATGGCTACTAATCCTTACCTAGACTTGGACAAACCCCAAGCCCCTGTTGAAAATTCTAACCCTTATCTACAGCCGGAAGAAGAAACTGGGCGTAATAGAGAACAGTTCATGGAAGGTTCCATAGGCCGTGAAGTGTTCGAGGGCGTTGGCTCTGGGTTGATCGGCATCGGTGAAGGTGTGATTGGCCTTGGAACACTTGGCGTGGACCTTGTTGCAGGCACTAACTACACAGACAGTGTAACCGAAAAGGCTGAGTACCTACGAGACTTGGCGGGTTTTGATCCCGAGGGTATTGCTGGTGTTGGTGCAGAAGTAATAACACAGTTTGTTGTTCCAGGTGTTGGTATTGCTGGCAAAGTCGGCAAAGGATTTATGAAAGCTCGTCAGCTTGCTGGTAAGACAGGCAAGCTTTCTAAGACTGAGCGCACTAACCTTGCACTGAGGGAACTTGGCGCAGTTGCTGGCATAGAAATGGCCGTGTCCGGTGATAACTCAACCACCATTGGTGATTGGGTCGAGGCAGGACCTACTCAAACTACAGATCTCATCGGTCTGGAAGGCACTGAGAAATCTCTTGCTCGGGCAGGAAACCGCCTAAAGGTCTTGGCAGAAGCTGGTGTTGTTGGCGGGGCAATCCAAGGTGGGTTGTCTGCGGCGGGTAAAACTATTGGTGATGCAAAGGTTTCTAAGGATATTGCAGCGGGAACCAAGAAAAAGATTGACGCAGCGGGTAAGTATTTCGATGATCTGGTGGACAAACGCACATTGAACGCACCGGGAGATGACCTGTCTGGGTTCCAAAAAGGTATTGCGGACGCGGTTGTCTTTACTAGATATCGCGGTGCTACTCCGGAACAAATTGCAGACAAACGTTTGTTGCTGGACGGACAGATCAAGCCTGACTTGGATAAAGCTGGGCGGATGATGAACAAGATAGAGAAGTCTCTGGACAAAACTATGAAGTCTTTGCCGGACGGTGGTTCGTTAGAGAAAGCAAACGCCCTTAACAAAGTGTTGGATTTCCTACGCATCGCGGACCCTGCGGACAAGGCTACGGCATTAAGAGCTCTCCCAAGAGAGATCAGACGGGATGCAGTTGAGATTCGCCAGCATGTGGACACACTGAGCCAAGGTGTTTTGGACAGTAAGTTCCTAAGTGATAACAATTTTATGACCAAAGATGGTCGTATGATTAAGGACGTTATTCAAGACGGGCTGGGAAGCTACGTTCGTCGGCGTTATAAAATCTTTGAGGATGCGAAGTATGTCCCTGATGAGAAGACCCTTAGAGTAGCAGACGGTTTCTTCCGGAGAAACAAAAACTTAATCGGGAAAGAGCTTTCCGCTCTGGCTCGAGCGGACGTTGATAACGTATTCAACGATCAGTTCCTGCGATCAAATGGTCTGGCTCGTTCGGGGACGGGGGACAAACAGAAAATTATAGTACGAGGCAGTCCCACCGACACTGTAGTTAAGATGGCTCGGGAAGGGTTCTTGAACAAATACGCCTTGAAGAAAAACGAAAAGCTAAAGGGTGGCTTTGTGGCGAAGGACCGTTTGGACACAGGCATGTTCATTACCAGGGAAAAGATAGCCCCACAGCTTCGCGCTCTTCTTGGAGAGATCGATGATCCACGGGCCGCTGTCCTTGGCACTGTTGCCGACCTTGCTCAGTTCAACGCCATTGATGATTACTTCGGCACTGTCGCTAAGATGGCTAAAACAAACACAGGCATTGGAAAGTTCTTTCGTGACGGAGCGGACCTTAGTGCGGCACAGAAAAAAGAATTAGTTCGCCGTGGCTATGTTAAATTGGGCGGAGATGACGGCGCAGCAAGTGTTGTCGGAGCCGTAGGCAAGGACGCAGATCAAGTAGAAAAGCTTATTGGGCGAACAGGCTGGGGCAGCTTGGACGGACACTACGTTCCAAAACAAATTTACAAAGATTTGACCAACCAAATTATGGGCGAGTCAAACTTTGGGGTTGAACTCTTGCGAGGTGGTTTAGGTGTAGCGTTGAAGGGTAAAGGTTTATCTCAATACGCCAAGACTGTTCTGTCTCCCATCACTCAGGTACGAAACTTTACAACGGCTGTTGCTTTTGCAACGGCTAACGGTAATTGGCCGGGCCTTGGCAGAGGCAGCAACTTCAAAGATGCTGTGACTGCGGTCACATCGGATATCTTTAACAAAGGCAGTGAAGCTGTATTTGATGACCTAGCTGACGCACAACGGCGTGGAGTCTTGGGAACAAATGCAGAGTTAAGGGAGATCCAAGACCAGTTAAGCAAAGGTATTGGGTACTCTAACGCTGCAGAACCTCGGCCAAAGAACTTCATTGAGGCTGTCAGAGGCAAGCCCGTAGACAGTAAGCTGGCAAAAAGTGTCGGCAAAGTTGCGGCGGGTTTTGAGAAAGCCTACCAAGGGTCGGATGATATTTGGAAATACTTCTCGTACCATTCGGAGCAAGCCAAGATACGGCACATGCTGGACGGTGCGTCAGAGGCTGACAAGATTAAGTACCTGACCAAGAACATGGACGATGTTTCAATCGAAGCAAAACAATTGATACGGTCTGGAACGGCGGACATTGATGATCTTATCAAGACCCGAGCGTCACAGATCGTGCGGGACACTGTGCCAAACTACAACAAGGGTGCGTCTGAGTTCATTAAGTTGGGGCGTAAGCTTCCGTTTGGTAACTTCATCACGTTCCCTGCAGAGATGTATCGTACAAGTTTTAACATTGTGAGGCAGGGTCTGGACGATATGGCCTCTCCGATTGAGGCCGTTCAAAGACGAGGCAAACAGCGTTTGTTGGGCTTTGCTACTACAACGGCGATTGTTCCCGCTGCGGTACTGGAAGGCGCGTATGCAATTTCAGACGTGACTCGAGAAGAAATGGAAGCCCTTAAGAGATCCTTTGCTGCTCCTTGGATGAAGGGCGCAACCTTGATTCCTACGGGAAAAACAAAAGACGGGGAAATTAAATACATCAACTACAGTACCTCGAACCCTTACGATGTGCTGTCTCGGTTTGCCAACCGTGCCATTACAGAATTTGATGCCGCTAGGGCAGAGGGAAAGGACCTCGATCAATTTATTGTGGACGTAGGATTTGGCACCTTGGGCGAAGCGTTTGCTCCGTTCTTAGACGAAGCCATGCTAACAGATGCTCTTTTAGATATCACATACCGTGGCGGACGCACATCAACTGGGGCGCAAGTTTATAATCCAAAGGACGATGGTGCCACAAAGCTGTTTAAGATGGCAGGGCATGTGGCAAACACAATGATTCCAAACGTTCTGGCGGCGGCGGATATATCCGGTGGTAAAATCGAAGCCAGCCGTTTCTTGCGCGGCGTTGCGGGTGACGGACTTGGTATCGATGCCATCGCCTCTCAAGATAAGATGGGCCGTGAGCGGACTTGGAAACAAGAATTAGCTCGACTTAGTACAGGTGTTTCGGAACAAACGTTTGACCCAAAGCAGGGCCTTCGGTTTGCAGCATACGGATTTCAACGTGGACAGACGGACTCAAAGCGCATGTTCAACAGCCTGACAGATGACTTCGGCGTTACTCCGGACCAACTGTTGAAGGGCTATGAAGACGCTAACGCCGCCAAGTATCGCAATGACCGTGGCTACTACCGCATGATCCAAGACCTTCGGACCATGGGTGTCAGCGAGTCTGAAATTCGCCGGACTCTTAAAGAGAACAACATCGGTGGGATCAAAGGAATTATGCGCGGAGAGTTCGAGCCCTTTAAAATCACACCAGACGTGTACAAAAAACTATTGAGAGTTGATGCCCTGGATAGTTTGCCAAGGGCAGCTATTCAAAACGTGCAGGATAATTACTTTGGACGCCCGTTGGATCCGCAGGTAGAAGATGATCGGCAGATGAAACCCGTTGAGATTAATCCGCCTGCTCCACCGACAAGGTCAAATCCATACTTAGATCTTGCTCCGCAGGCACCAAGCCCTGTCAACCCGTACCTTCAACAGGAGGGGAGTTTGACTCCGGCGGCTTCACCAATCATTCAAGCCCGAGCCCCAGGGCCCGTGAACCCTGAGTTGTTGGGAGGAACTCCAGCGGAACGAGCAGCTAACTCTTTCTTGAATCAGTAATCTTCTGCAGTTGTTGTCGGATCAGTTCTTTCTGAGCCTCAAGCTTGTAGTATTGATCCCAGATAGCTTGTTCTTCGTCGTGCAAAAGAGTATCCCATTGCTGCTCCACTAAGTCCGCTTGCGTGAGCTCGAAGCCGTCGAGAGGATGCAACCAACACCATGGGCGGATTACGTTATCTTTTTCCATTATTCGGATGCGTGTTTATCTCCCGAACAACAAGCTCCCCTGTTGTTACGGTGACGAACAGTCCTTTTCCACCGAACATTTTAATAAGTTCGTCTGACTCTTCCTCAACTTCAGCCAATACAGCCTGATCTCCGAGTGACGCGGCAATCTCTACGGTGGTAGAGATGTAGTTGATCAGTGTATCGATTTGCATCTGGTGCATTTGTTTGAAGCCAATAGTTTTGAAGTCTTCCATTTCCATCATTCGATGTCTCCCCAGTGTTCTTTGATATCAACGTCAATTTTGGATGGGATAGCAAGAGGCATTCCTGTCTCCATGATCTCCTTAATCCGCGAAGCTTGTTCGTCACTTTCGATACTAAAACATAACTCGTCATGCACCGTTAGCATAGGGGTGAGCCCCTCATTGTAGCAATCAAGCATTGCCTTCTTAGTCTGATCGGCAGCGGAGCCTTGGATAAGCTTGTTCAGAGCCTTGTATGTGAACGCTCGGCGTATGCCTTTACCTCCAGGGCCCCCGTACTCCTTCATAGCTTCCTCGTAGGGCAGTGGCTTGCCTACTCCGTAGGTGACAGGCTCCCAAAGATGGAATCGGCACTTACGGCCCATTACAGTGCGTATCTGCCCGTTCTTCTCGCCCTGCTTACTGGCTAGGTCTGCCAATCCCTTAACGAAAGGAACCTTAGAGTGGTGTCTACCGATTAAATCCTTAGCGTCTTCCTTTGAAATGCCAAGCTGGTCGGCCAGTTTAGCCACACCCATACCGTACATAATGCCGAGGTTCACGGTCTTCGCTTGCTTCCTAGTGATGTTCGCAAGGTCCGCAACCATCTGGTGAAGATCAACGTCACCTGTGTGAAACTCTTCCACGATCTGATCCACGATTGGATGACGGATAGTGGACGGTATCATCGAGGCGAAGTGAACGAGGAGCCTTGGCTCTTGGCTCGAGTAGTCAAACGATCCCCACCTCTGGCCCTCCTCTGGTACAAAGATGCCTCGAATGTACCGCTTGATATCAGGGTCACGCGCCGGAAGCTGCTGAAGATTGGGGTTAGACGATGAAAATCTACCCGTCACAGTTCCCCCTGCATCTCTTCGCGTAGAGTGCAACTCGGTGTGGATCCTGCCGTTGTGTTCATGGCGAAGAATGCTATCAATAAATGTGCTGTCCGCTTTGTCAAACTCCCGCAGCTTAACCAGAATCTGGGCAATCTTCTCGGGGTGATCATTGAGAAAGTTCTTGGTAAACGATGGAGCCCCTTTCTCTGTGCGGGGATATTCCAACTTCAACTTATCAAACATCTTTTGGATAGACGCAGACGCCCAGATGTCCACTTCCATACCAGCTTCTTTCTCCAGTAGCCCCCTAAGAAGTTTGCTTTGGGACTGCAAAGCCTTTTTGTTTTGGTCCGCTCGATCAAGATCTACCCGCACACCCTTGGTACGCATGTCCAGAATACAACGAATCAACCCTGTCTCCATGTTCCAAACGTCCCAGAGCTCGTCTTGATCGAGTCGTACTTTTAGAGCGGTCCAAAGCTTGAGCGTGGCAACTGCATCCTGTTCGGCATATGCGCCAACAAACTTAGGGGGAAGCTTGTACATCTCCGACTTAGGGTTCACGCCAAAGTCCGCCGCCGCCGCCTTGAGCAACTGCTCGTTCTTCCGTACCCCAGCGTAGTCACGGGCCATAGCATCGAGGCCAAAGGACCAGCGGTTCTCATCCACCAAAGCACCAGTAACCATCGTGTCAATGATTCGGCCTTTGATCTCCACACCTTCTGCCCTCAACCAACCCGCATCATAGGTTGCGTTGTGCATAATCACGTCCATATCAGGGACAGATAGCTGCTTCTTGATCCACTTGAGCGTGATCCTCGGGTCCATGTTGTGACCGTTCTCATGCCGCATGGGGAAATACCCTTTGTATTCTCCTGCAGCGACAGCAATCCCAATGATATGTCCGTTGTTCGTAGCCCATCCAGGGCCGAGCGTAGTCAGGTGGGGGTCCTTTGTTTCCAGATCGACAGCAACCTCTTTGTACGCAGTAAGGTCAGGGAACTCCGTAGGGATGTTCCAATCGCTTTCGATCACGTTCATCTCACCCTTGAGTTGGTAATTGAGATCACTGGAATCACCACTATCATCTGTAAACAAAAACTTCTGACTCATTTAGCTAACACCTTTCCTAGCCTCTCAAGGATCTTAGCCTCACGCTCAGAGAAATCTGAACCCAATGCACTGTACCCGCACTTGTCGATCCAAGAGTCCTCATGGTCGATGCCATTCAACAGACGGGCAGACTTCATCCAATCCATCATTAGCGCAACGTGTTGTGGGGTAATGAACCCATGGGTGCGCTGTGATTCTCTTACAATTATATTCCATCCATCAGCAATACGCGAGAAGTTCTCGTATGCATCGCCATAATCCTTGGCCCTCTGCCCATTGATCAACTCTTTTGCGGAGTCTAAGACTTCATCTCTGTTCATAACGTGTACCTATATTTGTTGCTGGACTGCAGGATGTATAAGTTATGCCTCGCCCTAGTTACTGCGACATAAAAAGCTCGATGCTCATCGTCAGGAAATTTACTGCGGTCACACGCCTTGGTCGATGCAGTCCAGACCATACAGTTATCATCTTCCCCGCCCTTCATAGCATGGAACGTAGAGACTTTGATCCGAGGTTTAGATAAAAGATTCTCTCCTCTTCGGAAGATAGCATCGATGTACTCTTGCTCGGAGCTCGGCACGTTTAGTATCTCGTATGCGCCGTAAGCCGAGTCCTTCAACAGACCGTAGTCCTTTACCAGTTCTTTCATTGACAGCGTAGTATCTGCAGGTAGAGCGTCAAGCAGTTGCATCGCGCCCCTTCGGACAACAGCGTCCACTCCCTGTTTCTTTACTGAGTCGTACAAACGCTTAACGTCAGGCAAAGGAACTGATCCATCCTTGCACAACTCATCCCAAGTCAAAAGGTTTTGCACCAAGATCTCTGACAAGCTGGACCTACCATTGCGAGAGTACTTGTAGCCCTGCCCTCGCAGATAATTCGCCATCTCTGAGACGTACCCGTTGGTCCGCGCCATCAACGTCCATGATCCTTCGTGCAGCGGGGCCTCTGAAAGATAGTTTATGTATTCGACCTTGCCCTCTTCCTCCCGAGCGGTGAACGTCTTTTCATGGCGTCCCGAAATTCTTTTTGATACAGACAGCGCAAGACGGTGGACAGACTTAGGGATCCGAAACGACTGACTCAGCACCTCGATGTTAGTCGAACAGTTGTTGAACTCCGCAACATCCACGCCTGTCCATCGGTGGATAGCTTGATCATCGTCTCCAGCAACCCAAACATTCTCGGAGCTCGACGCAATCTTACGAGCCATTTCCCACTGCAGCGGGGTGAAGTCTTGGGCCTCATCAATAAACAGGTAGTCCAGATTCGGAGTCTCGCCGTGCTCGATGTACTGTTCTATCATATCAACAAAGTCGTACTTGTCTGTTGATCTTTTGTACTCGACCAACTGCTCGGATAGTTGTTTCAGCTTGGCAAAAAACAAACTCCAATCCGCTTCCTCGTTATACTCCTGTTCGATCTCGATCTTCCGGAGCCGAGCCCTGTTGTCTAGCTGCAAGTACCGTGCTCCTGACCCGCCCACTGTAGGCAGTGTGACCCCACCATCCAATGACGTGTAGTCTTTGCCCTCGAACGTTAGCCCAATCTCACGGCCTATGTTGGCATAGTCTTCGGGGCTCATGATGTCCGTAGTCTTGAGTCCCAGCCCATGGAACCCGAACGCATGAGATGTTTTCATGTAAGGAAAATCTTTGGGCTCCAGATTAAACTTGGCACAGGACCTTGAGATCATTTCCTCGATTGCTTTTCGAGTGAATGAGATCACCCCAATCCTTGAGGGGTGGGCTCCTGAGTCAAGAGCGTTCTGTATTTCCTGTATCAAACGAAATGTTTTCCCGCATCCAGGGGGACCCAACAAGAGCTTACTATTCGGAATCATAATCTTTTCCTCTTGGTCTGTTGTTAACCCAATCCTCGATCTCCAGTAGAACCCAGCGGCTGGCGGATCGTTTGCTGTGCTCACTGCCCAGCACAATAGGCTGCGGGAAGTTTGGATCTGTTTGCGCCAGCTTGTAGACATAGGACCTAGATACCCCAAGCAGATCGGCTACTTCGGATACCCTCATCAGCTTATTAGAACGGGATGTCATTTGATATCTCCTTAATTGGTAGTTCAACTTCGCCTTCGTCAAAGGCAGGAATTATCCAACACCTAAGAGTTGATTTGACTTCGCCTTTCGGGCTGCGCTTAACAATGTTCTGCTTACCAGTGTCTCCCCCCAAGTCTCGAATCATCTGCATGAGTTGTCCTCTGGTCGGGCCCGAGAATCTACGGTGATGAAGATACTCTAACAAACCATCTAACTTAAACTTCGTTGTACCTGCATCCGTCCATGGCTTTCCCATATCCATTTCCTCTGGGGACATGGCTCGTACATGGCTTGTGCAGTAACTACGCAAGTGATCTTTGAACTGTCCTGCGGTTGTCAGTTCCGGCGGCACTTCTAAGAAGGTCGCACCCTGCATCAAACTGTTGACCAGTTGCTGCCACTTCTGAGGTTTCATCGGCGGAGGCATCATGTTCTTTTGATCCATGCAAGCACGTTGAAACAGCGTTTGATTCTGTAGTTGCTCAGTGCTCAACTGTATTCTGTCTCCATCCACGTCCATGAAAAACAGGCGTGGCTCGGACAACATAATTGTAAGACCACCAACCGAAACAGCATCTGGCGCATCGTTGCCTATACCAAATTTCCTGGTGGCACATACTGCAGGGTCACAGTATCCCCGCATCGGCTCATCCTTACAGGTGTAGAGATACTCTTTTTTCTCATGCTGCTTGGTGAGGTTTACGATCTCACTGGATGGAAGGGGAGGGCTTGCAAGTGTACGGTTGTACCCTTCGAACTCTTGTTGCCACTGGTCAGGGCTCTTCATCTTGCAGTATCTAGCCACGTTAAACAGAGTGTTGTTGCGGAACTCCTCGACAGGTCCGTCCGAGAACAAGTGCTCAAGGCAGGGAGGCCCATCTGTGAAATGCTTTCGAGGCTTGGACAGGCGAAGACCCTCGAGGTCTGACAAAGAAACCCTAGCCTTTTTCACCGCGTCTAGGAACTCATCCAGTTCCATTGCCTCGGCCTTCTTGTTGAAGGCGTATCTCTGTGGAAGTTCGGCGTTGAAGTAGGGCATGTTAATAAAGTTACCCACGTCTCCACGCTCTGCAATAATTGTGTCTTGCTTCGGAAATACTTCGCAACCACTGTAACCCAAGGCTATCGACATTTCTGTCAGGTAATCTCTTATGTCCGCAGCTTGCTCCCAATCCTTCATGAACAGGTAGAGGTGAGCCCCACCTGATTTAGATCGGCAGTGGATTAAAGGAAGCTTCAACTTTTTAATCTTAGCCTGTAGTTCATCTTGGTTCAAATCGTATACATCAATATCCAATGCCCCGAACTGGCATTTGTTCTGGTCGTTGATCGGTATTGCCCCAACGCCGTTCTTCCCATCTATGTGGGATTGAACTAGCTCCTGTGTCAGAGGCTCCCGAACAATCATACTCTTTGACTCTGCCTTTCCATTGCGGCCAACGCGACCAACGGTTGTTGTACCGTGTGCGTTATGAGCCCCAGCAAAAGAGGCAAGCAGTCTTTCTGCCTGTGTCATGCGTGTCTCCTTGGAAAAAGGAGAAGGTTAACAATCAAGATACTTTTGTTAACCTTCTCCAAAGCTACTTAGAACGGGATGGAATCAGCATCCTCTTCAGCACGTTTCTGCTGATGTTCTGGATCTTTAGCAGCTTTTAGTTCTCCCGCAGCAACACTGGTGCGGAAGGTGAGAGCCTCTTGAAGAAGGTCACGGTCATTGACCAAACCAATCTTCTCAATAGCGTAGTTGAACCATGAGCCTTGGTCATTGCTCTCCTCAACAGTGGAGAATTTCCACTGGGTTGCGAACAGCGGCGGTAGAACCATGGCACCTGTCTTGGGGTGCTTGACCTTTTGCATTGCAATCTTTGTCTTCCAACGGCGGCTAACCTTTAGCTGTGTTGACTTCATGTCAATCACAACAGGCTGTGTGATACCGTCTGCATCGATCACCAAGCAGAAGTGTTGGTCCGACTTAACCAGTTCGTGACCGTTGGGAAGTATCTCCTTGGAGCCATTACGAGTTGTCTTCTGGAGAACAGGATCAGTCGGGCTGATCTCTCCTTGGAACCCGCCACCCAAATCACGGGGCACGAACTCAAGGTACTTCACTGTCTGGTAGCAGGGCAGTACAATCATACCATCCTCACCTTTGAACTTGTCACCAGTGACTGTGTTGAACATATCACCTTGCTCCGCACCCTCGATGTACTCTGCTTCCCGCTTCTTTAGCTGGGGAGACATCGCTTGCAAGATACGGATGAACGGGATCTGCATTTCGGAACTGTCAAAGGTTGCACCTTCACCCGCGAACTCTAAGATATCGTCCATGATATCGGTTGAGATTGCGGTTTCTTTCTTAGTTGCTACTGCGTTAGCCATTATACTTTCCTCTTGATAACTGCGGTGTTTGAAATGAATGCCCCGAACATATCGAGATCGATTGGTTTTCCATCAGTGATCCGTTCTTTAACGAATGCTTTCAGTGTTGATGGGTGGACGTGTGTCTTAGTCTTAGGATCGAAACCTCGATCACGCAGGATACCGACAGCATCCCCAGCTAAGTTGTCCTCGCCCTTACCAAAGGACACAGTGATATCGTTCTTGATGATATCATCTAAACCATTGGACCGGAGCCAATCAAAAGCTTGATCTTTGTTCGCCGCAGGGATTGACGCAGCGACAATCATTTTACGCTCGACGGTCATACCGTCTACATCCAAACGCTCGACGCCCATCTCATCCATCAAGGCAGGGATACCTTCGACAGACAGTTTGTGCTTCTCTTGCTTGAGTGCTTTAAGATGGGACTCCGCATCCTCGATCTGGGACTCAACGTTTCGTAACGTCCGCACCAGATGACTAAGGTTTTTAGTTACCCCAGTATCGACTTTGCCTACCGCGTAAGCCTCGTCGAAAAAGTCTTCAAATAGTTCGCTCATAAGTTTTTCCTCTTCAGGGTTGATTTGTGTGGGAGCCTCATGCTATCCACAAGAAAGACAATAGTGGAGATATGTGATGACTGTCAACTACAAATATAAATTAAAACCATTTGATCACCAGGTGACTGCGCTGGAACAAGGTTGGGATCGGCAAGAGTTCGGTTACTTCATGGAGATGGGAACTGGGAAGTCTAAAGTTCTTATCGATAACATCGGCTTGTTGTTCCTAGCAGGAAAAATTAACTTCGCTTTAATCATCGCACCCAAGGGCGTCTATAGGAACTGGGTAGCCAAAGAAATCCCCGAGCATATGTCCGACGATGTCCCGCACCGTGTGATTCGATGGGTGTCTGGCGGCACAAAGAAACAACAGGCAGAAGTGCAGTCTGTAAAGCAACCCTTCGCTGGTCTAACAATCTTTGTAATGAACGTCGAAGCTTTCTCCTCGGTCAAAGGAAATGCAGCGGGTCAGTGGTTAAGTCGTGCGCTCGGACCCTATGGGTTAATTGCAATAGACGAATCAACAACGATAAAGAATCACAAAGCCAAGCGCAGTAAACACCTAATGAAAATCGCTGACGGTTTTAACTACAGAAGACTGTTGACAGGTTCTCCGGTTACAAAAAGTCCAATGGATATCTACTCGCAGTTTGAGTTCATGCGGAAAGGTCTGCTCGGATACGAATCATACTATGCTTTTCAAGGAAGGTACGCTGTCACACAACGCAGGTCTATGGGTGCTCAAGCTTTTCAACAGATCGTAGGATACAAGAACATCGATGAGCTTACAAAAAAGATCGACATGTTTGCTTATCGAGTGCTCAAGAAAGACTGCCTCGATCTTCCTGACAAAATATACACGGCTCGGTACGTTACGCTGACCGACGAACAGCTAAAGATGTACGAGAAACTACAGCAGCAGGCCCTGATCCTATTCGATGATGGTGAAATGGTGTCGGCTCCAGCTATCATAACACAGATGCTTCGGCTTCAGCAGGTTATGTCCGGTCACCTCAAGACTGATGATGGCACAATGAAATACTTTTCCTCGCGCCGAATGGATGCGCTCGATGAGATCATGGAAGAACACCAGGGGAAGGCTATCATCTGGTCTCGGTTCCGATACGACATCAAGCAGATCACAGAAATGTTGAACAAGAAATTTGGCAAAGGCACTGCGGTGGCATACTTTGGAGATACATCAGACGATGATCGGGCGGCGGCAGTTCTTAACTTCCAGAATCCAAACCATCCTCTCCGATTTTTTGTAGGCAACCCTGCTACCGCTGGCTATGGCCTGACGTTGACCGAGGCCAATCTTGTGGTGTACTATGCCAACGACTACAACTTGGAGACACGCATCCAATCAGAGGATCGAGCCCACCGGATCGGACAGAAGCACAACGTGACGTACATCGATCTGATTACTGAAGGCACGATAGACGAGAAGATCGTTGAGTCTCTGAGAAACAAGATCAGTATCGGGGCCAAGGTCCTCGGAGAAGAGGCACGGGAATGGCTAAGTTTGAAGCCCACGAAGAAATAATAGAAACGATGGTGGACTTTAAGAAAGGGCTCCGGACTCTCGAGACAGGGACCAAGGTTCTTGCCGAGCAGACCGGACTCGAGGAAGATGTTGCCCGTGCGCTGCTTAGAGGCATGAACAAATCCTACTCAACCGTCACGCAGATCAGGGGGTACTCAAAGGAAAAACCCTATCAGATCGAAGGCAAGAAGAAAAAAAGGCTCCTCAAATTAAGAGAAGCCTAGTCGAGCAGAAAACATGCAAGTGGTGGGGATATAATATCCCTATCAAGCCAATCAAGTCAAACACTTTTTGCTTGAAACTCATGAGCTTGACGTATCAACACCGATAGTTGTCGCGCCATGGACCTCTGTTCTTTACTTGCAATCTCACGAAGTAAGTCATGGTCCTCTTTTATCAGACCTACGTTCTGAAATTTTTGTTTCTTATCTTCTTCCATCTTTTTTCTAGCCATGTCAGCCCCCAGTTGTACTAAGTATGTTGACCTCACATACACAAGTTGGGGGCTGAATGCAAGTGTTAGCTATTCCCTTGGGAGTATGCGGAAAGCAACAGCTTGCTCGAGCGGTTGGTTCTCGTCCATGAGAAACTCGTCAATCCTAGCTGCAGAAATACCTTCATCAGACAAGTGCTCTTCCAGTTCAACCTGGGTCCACCACCCTTCCTCCGATCTCATGGTATCTGCGATAACATTGAAGTCAGTAAGCTGTATGTGGTCCACCGCATCCGCAGGACTCTCGACCTTGATCTTAGTGGCTCGAACACACCGCCACGGTATGTGGTCCCTCTTGTCCGCATAGTTAGGTACGCACTGTGCCTCGACAAAATCTCCAGAGTTTATGTTTATTTTGTCAACTATACGTTGACCGAAAAACACTGTCTCGCCCTCATCGGTCACACCGAATGCAGAGTTAGCAGTAGTCATGTCTTCAATCATGACATAGAAATCAGTGGTGCTGAAAGACTTGTAGGTGAAGTGTGTAGCATCGGTCATGGTGATGTCCCTTCTATGGGCAGGTTGTTGCGGTTGATGATGTTTATGCAGGTTGCTTGTGTGATCGCCAGAACTTCTGAAATAGTCTCTATGTCCAAGTCCTTCAGCAGCAAAGCGTTGATCTGCTCGGCGCGTCTACTACGTCTTTCAGACTGATGCTCGTATGGGCCCTGCGTTTTACGGGCTGATGATTTTAATAATTCCTGGTTGTGGTATTTAGCTACAGTCGGACGATCAATTACGTCCTTCCTGTTTTGTCTCATCCACATGTCAAGAAACCTCTCCTCCTTTGCCGGAGTCCATTTCATATTCTACGTCCCTCTTTTCTAAGATTGCTAGTGAATTGCCGTAGCTCGTTTACTGCGGCATGTATCTCGTTGTTGATTGATAGTCGGGCGTCCCGACGAAACCTCTCCTCCTGTAAATTATCCACACGTTGGCGAAGGTATGTAAGATGTGCTTGCTCCGCCGGATTTAAACTCTTAGTGCAGCTTTCGCTTGTGTCCTGCATTCTTGCCCTGCTCCTTAACGGTGTCAGCTATCTGTGAAAGTGTGTCGAACCCTTGCGCCATTTCATCAGGGTTCCAATACGTCGAAGCCGTAGTCATTATCGTTGCGACTATCTCATCCTGTCCCATCCTGTCCGGCAAAAGCTTGACCATATTGTTGATCAGGTTGCCCTTCTCCTTTGAGTCTTCCGGATAGAACTCTGTGTGCGTATCGAGAGAACCCTCGAACACCAAAGCAATGGTGTAGTATTCTTCGAATGGATTCTGGATCTTATCTCCAAGCTCGAGGTCGGCAACCCAATCGATCACCTCGGACCATCGGTCCATGAACAGGACCTCGACCCCATCCTTGTGAGTCTTCATTGTTACTTGGTACATATTTATTCCTTCTGTTTTCCCCATGGCGGGATCGCCAAAGTCGGGGGCTTGATGTCGCGGTATCGATTGCTCGTTGAGATCGCAACTCCGAGATGCTTGCACGGTGACGTGGGCTCTCGGTATCGATTGCTGCTTGGTCGGTGCTTATGTGTTGGGAAATTCCAACCGCGCATATGGTCCCAATTCTGTACTTTCACTTACCACCTCCTCTGATTTTCTCGAGTAACTCTAGCTTTTCAGCCGTTACTTTTTCCAACGCCCTCAATAGTACGTCTGCCTCGGCAGTCAGCTCAACTATCTTGGAATGCATGGCAGCAAGGTTCTTATCCTTCTGATCAAACATCATCAGGGTCCTCCTCTAATTCGAAATCCTCAATCCCATCGTTCTCTACCTCACCAGAACCTCTGCAATAATCACAATCCTCGAGCCTCGTATCCAAATACCCTACGTCCCGATTTATATTGTGAGGCACAGCGTACTCAACCTCGACCTTGCCCTCACCCCAGCATTCGGGGCAAGGCATCATGCTCTCTGCCTGTTCCATCATCTATCCCTCCCTGTTAATTTCCATCCATTTGTTTCCGGCCTCTTCGATGGACTCCATAATTCTATCCAACTCAATCGCAAAGATTTGACGGTACGCTCGGTTGTATGGCAAATTTTGATATCGAGCGCGATGTGCAGGATCAGTGTGCATCTTATTTATAGTCCAGTGATGGACCGTGTTGACCACACTGTCCGATAATCTCTCCGCTGACGGGGGGTTGTATCCGCGCTCCGCTCCATTAACTTTCATATCTTAACCTTCCCCATATAATACATCAAAGCAATGTCCTCTGGCAAATCATTCAGTATCTTGCGTCGAACCTTCTGATTATTAAACAAGGTCCAATCGCCCTTGGTCACAGGTGGATGCCAATCGGATTCGTATACACCCTCCTCGTTCTCAAGCAGGAACAAACACTTCCTTTTCATCGAGCGTTTCATGTCCTTCCGAGCAAGGTGCTCGTCCAAACGTTTGCCGCACCATGTCTCCAAAGTCTGGGCAAACCCGTCCGGAAAATACTCGCACGGCTCGTCCCGAGGATACAGTTTCTCGTCATTAAACTCCTCAATAATCTGGTCATAAACCTTGCGCCAATCGCCCTTGAACTTAGGGTCATTGTCAATCCGATCAGGGCCACCGTGTCCATTGTTGCTAACATATGCAAACGACTTACCGTCCACATAAAGCTTGGCCTCGTAACATGCAGTCTCTTGGCTTGCCCAGCCAGAATACTTAATCGCTTTTAATTGTAGTTGAAGTGCCATCTTATTTATCCTCCAGAATTTCTATTGATGTGTCTGTGTCCAACGTGTCCTTGTGTAAGTACTCATCGAACACTTGATCAGGGGCCTCGTTGATAATGTATTCGTGGGCCTCGTCCGCAGTCATATGCTCCGGAACCATGTACGTTGGATACCAAGTCTCTTCGCGGGTAACCTTGACCCTAACTTTGCGCTTACTCATGTTCCTCCTCCTCTTCTGGTGTCCAAGTTGTGTCCACCCCATCGATGAACGTGCCTTCGTACATCATGCCCTCGTCTTGGTATGATGCGTCAATAGAGATACCCATGTCGTGGAGCTTCTCCCAAACCTTGATCGGGGGGCTCCACGCAGTCTCGCATGTGAATGAAAAGCTGACCTCCGCAAGAGAACCGGAGCCCTCGCGGGTTGTAAGTTCGTCGTTGATATCGACGCTATAAATATCCCACTTGGTGTCCCAGTTATCGAGACGCCATTGATACCATGCTGGAGAAGAAGTGGTTGCCTCCTGCGCCCAAACCTCGAAAGGCATGGGGCAAACGGTCTGGCATAAAGTGCCAAGCTTTACGGCCTGATATAAATGCTCCATGAGATATTGTGGCCCAGTAAAGTGAACCTGTTGTGCGGTGTGATTAGGCATTGTTTCCTCCTTGGCTAATCGTTGAAAAGGTCTAAACCTTTGTTGGTTATACGCTCACTGCTTATCTTTGTTGTCATTTTCATCTGATGTTCTGGGTCAAAGACGTTGGCCCAAACGTCTTCCTTGCGGTAACCGTGTACCGTAGCTGCACGTTTCATCCTTCGGATAGCCTTGGCTTCTATCTGACGCGCCCTCTCCCTCGTAACTCCCAAGACTCTGGCAGTCTCTTCTAAAGAATGCCCCAATGCAAAACGCATTGCCAAGCACCTTCTTTCTCTCGGCGTCAGTGCTTCAGATAACGTTGAGACCGCACTGATCTGAGATAAAGTCTTCTCGGTAGTCCCGTCTTGAATTAATCGCTTGACGCTGTCCAAACCAACTTCCATTTCAGATGTGGATTTGGCTAACTGCAACTCACGAAGATGATCAGGCCATAAGTCTTCGGGCTCCTTGCCAACCATCGCCGCAACATCCAAAGCTAAATCTGTCCAACCCTTGTGGTTAAATGGTTTCAACTTCATAGTAACGAGAGCATTTACCTGCGACTTACCTCTGACTAATTGACGCGATAACTCAGCAACCGAATCATACCTGTCCCTGATCGCCCTCAACAACCTGCCGTTCCTGACCGATACCTTGATGTTGAAATCTTCTTCCACAATTACCTCCCGTTAAACTGTTGAACCGCCGCAGCAAAGCCTCGAGGGGTTGCGCTGCGTATGTCCTTGGTCCGCTTGGACTTGCCACCAAGCTTCATCATAGCGGTGCTGTAACCATTACCGTGATAACCCTCTGGGTCAACCGATACCTTGGTAGGCATACGAAAGTTACCACCAGTCCACAAACAAGTCTTCTTCTTGTATGCATCGCGAGGGGCTATGTACTCAGGCCAGCGGGGGTGGTTCATCTCATCGTAAGGGATGTACCCGCCATACTCATATGGGTGGAACGAATAGTCAGGCTTGCGCCACTTGGTAGCCAAAACACTGACAGGATTCTCAATGAAATACGGGACGCCCATGTCCTCAAACAATCGAGCGCAGGACATGGCGTGACCAACAGCCTCGTCTTGAAACCATGGATTGGCCTCGGCCTTCTTCTTGAACCATGCCGCGCCCGAAACCGCGAGGTCTGTGCAGACAGGAAACGCCATGCCAAAACACGCATAACCCTCGAAGGCCAACTTAATATCTCGCAAAGTCTCAGGGTCATGCAAGTCAGCGTGACGATACTCAATCGAGCCACCCATGTGCTTGCGAGAATATTCCTTCGTGATCTCATGCGGGTCATGCTGGATGTCAAACGCATAGCATTCGTGTCCGGCATCAGCCCATGGCTTCAATGCCTCGCCCGTGAAATCATATAAACTTATCACCGTGCTCATGTGTTCACCCCCTCGATCACAAGAAACGCATTGCCAAACGCATTGAACGTGGCATCGTAGTGAGTGTAGCCATGAAAAAAATCATCCAGATACTGACCGTTCAAGTCAATGATCGGACGGGCCTCGGTCCCCGCAACACGGTGCTTGCCTTGTGGGTCTTGGATCAAATACATCTTACCATCGCGCATGGTCCGAGCAAACCGGAGCCCCCGTGTGAAACCAAAAGACAAAAGAATATTGCCCTCGATCCATACGCGCTTGTGTCCACGGTTGGTGCCTACCTTATAAGTCTTCGTTAAAGTATCTCTCATAATTAAACCTCATAATTGAATTGTTGATAGACCACAAGCTATAGGACCTCGGTCCATGGGTCAAGAAATATTTTGGGGAAAGTACGCCGAGTACCCTTATAGGCATATTCTCCAGAAAAAAAGTAAAAAAGTTTTTATCCATTCAAATATGATGTAATAAACGTACTAAACGTACTATCAAGTAACAAACTTGTTTGTTTACAACCTTCTAAGTAGCCCATAAAATAGTACACTCTGAGGACGGTAGTACGTTTATCTGGGAAAAAGTCCCTATATAGGAAAGATGGACAATTTCATGTCTATAGTTTATCTTGTTGGTAGAGCACAATGGGGCGAACATATGTCGATAGAAGAAACTACGCAAGACGGGGCCGAAAGGGTCCTGACCAACAGACAAAAGACCTTCTCTCGTTTTATCGTGGAAGGCATCTACTCCAATGCAGAGGCCGCTCGTAAGGCTGGCTTTGCTGAAACCACTGCGGCCAAACATGCATCTCTTTTGCTGAATGGTCGAGACTATCCTCATGTCCTTGAGTACATCCAAGAGATGCGGGAAGAGCGGGAGCGCAGGTATGCTGTCACCACAATCGGACAGCTTGAACGGTTGCATAAACTATCCCTCGGCGCAGAAGAGAACGGCCAGTTTTCAGCAGCCATCAATGCGGAGAAGATTCGGTCTGCATTGGGAGGTCTGACTGTGGACAGAAGAGAACAGGTCAACAGCATCGATCAGCTTTCGCGGGATGAAATTGTCGGACGTTTGGCAGACCTACAAAAGAAATATCCTCAAGCTTTTGAGATCGAGGGAACAGCAAAGGATATCACGCCACATGAGCAAGGGACCAGAGGCCAACTTTTGGAACACATTGAGATCGAATCTACCCCCGAAATGCCAAGCGACAAGGATTGAAAACAAGCACGGGGGTGGCGTTCCTGACGTTCACCTCATCTGGGACGGCTTCGCTTGCTGGGTCGAACTCAAGGTATCCAAAGGCAACGGGGTAAATCTCTCGGCTCATCAAGTCGCTTGGAACACAGTATATTGGGCTAGAGGTGGCGCAAATTTTATCTTAGTAAAGAGGTCCTCGGAGCGTGACCTACTTTTATTTGACGGGAATCAGAGCGGTCAGCTTGTCGAGAATGGGCTGTCCGGCACCCAAGGGGAGAGGTTCGAGAGCTCTGCGGCTTTGTTCTTGGGTCTGCGGCCTCGCATCTTGGCCCGATACTCTGCGGCCCTGCGCTCTGCGGTCTAGTTTATAGCTCTGCGGCCCTGCGGCCCCGTTGCCCTGCGGCCCCGTTGCCCTGCGGGTCTGCGGCCTCGACTATTGGTTCGCTGCCCTGGAGGCTTCGATTCTGGGCGGGTTTCCCCCGATAAAAAGAAAAGGGCTCGAGGTTTCCCCCGAGCCCTTGCGGCTAGTGCTCTACAATTGCGATAGATTTCCCCTTGCTGGATCCCTTGCATAATTTGCAGGCGGTACACTGGACGCGGCGTCCGGCCTCTTTTGACGCAGGACACAGGGCCTCGTTTACCTTGTCTAATTCCCCAAGGTCCGCGATGACTCGAAAGGTGCGCCGTCCTGCTTTCCAATGGGCGATTGCTTGCGCCTTGTTGTCCGCGCTTTGCATGGCAATTTCTGGATTCCATCCGCTGGAATGTGTGTAGGCTGTGAACGTGTCCGCCTCGGCAAGTAATTGCGTCCAAACAAAATCAGGCACCGCGCTTGGATCCCCATACGTGCCAACCCTTACAAAGCGGCCGCGCCCTAGTGTCCGCCGCGCCTCGTTTGTGTTTGCCATTGGATACACTCCGCGCTGATTTGCTTTCCAAACGATCAGGACGCCTTGCCCTAGGTTAACGTAGCAGCGCCGCGCCTTTGCTTGTTTGCGCACCGGATCCGTTGTTACTTCTCCGCGCATAGGACAGTCGCCGCAAATGCTAACATCCGCGCCCGTCTTGCTTGCTTCCAATGGATTAATTCCATCATCGCACAAGATGTAAGTCTGGACCACCGCGCCCGTTTTTGTGTTGCGATTGGACCATGTTGCGATCGCGATTATAGGCTTGCCATCCAATAGGCTTGGCCCTTTGTATATGACTCCGCTTTTCATTAGTATAAATCCTCTTAGTTGAAAGTTAACTACTACATAATAGCAGGACACAAGCGGCGCACAAGTCTTTTTTTCAAAAGATAAATCTCTGCGGCCTTGTTACTCTGCGGCCCTGCGGCCCCGTCTTATTCTTTATATTGTATCGATCGCCAGCGCAGCAGCAGCGCGGGGGCTCGGATGTAGTAAGGGGCCCCGCAGGGCCCCCGTTCTTACTCGTTCATCATGTGTTCGAACGTTCGGTGCGCCTCGATCGCCGCCTCTCGTTTGACGGTCTTGAGGCTGGTCAATATACCTTTGGCTCGGTGGTCCGGATCCTCGATCTTGGTTATGATCTCGATCAGACCTTGGACCTCATCGAGCTCGATCACAAGCTGGACCGTCATCGATGTTTCGTTGACATAAGATTTACGCATGGTTCGTTTCCTCTAGTTGAATGCCTTGATTGGCAAGATCAGAATATCAAAAGACTTGGTCCAGGTCAACAAGTTAAACACAAGTCAGATCCCTGCGGCCTTGCTGCGCGGCCCTGCGGCCCCGTCTCTGCGGCCTGCGGCCCCGTTGCACTGCGGCCTGCGGCCAAGCGGAAAGCCCATGCGCGGAAACCCAATATATTGGAGCGCATGGGCGGGGGTCTTAGGGCCCCACGCGGGGGCCCTTGCTGTCACGCTTGGTTTTTGTTGTGGTCGTCGAGGTCAAAAGCTTTATGGTATTGCTCGATCCAGAGCGGGTCGCCTTGGATCAGAGTGCCATAGTTCTTGATATCATGGGCGTAGGTATCTCCGAGCTCGTATGCCCCGCCATGCATCATGGGCGATGTCGCCGCCACAAACCACCGAGAATAATTATCCTCCGAGCTCGAATGCTTATAGGTTTTTAAAACTTTCCAAGTCCAACCTTGGGCGTTCGTATAGGTCGCGTAAGGGTTATCCTGTGGGCGGGTCTTTCCGAATGTAGTTCTTGGCATGTTAGCCTCCGTTTAATTGAAAGTTGATAGTGCCCCGATCATAGCAGACTGTGACCGGAGCACAAGTTCTTAGTCTAGATCGTCAACAAGACGGTCTGTTGTCTTGAGCATACTTATCAAGACATCGCGGTCCTCCGGTGGTGCTTTGCGATATGCCGCATATGCCGCTTCATTAAGAACAGATAGCAGGGTGCGATATGTATTAGTTCCATCGATGTCGATATCTTTAAAGCTTTTGATGTTGTCGTTCATTGTATTTCCTCCGGTGGTGCGGGGGCCAAGCCCCCGCGTTAAGTTAAGCAAGATCGTCCAGCATTGCTATGATCCGATCATAGGCTTGTCCGGCCTCTTTCTGCCGATCTGCGGCCAGCATCATAAACATAAACTCAAGTTGAAACTTGATCCGGTTTCCGGTGCTCTTTGACCGATCGACCTTAGCCAGTAGGTCGGCCTTGTCTCCGGCCTCTTTTAGCGCGGGGGTAAGAGTGATCGAAGCGGGGGGCGGGGGTAGTTGAACTGACATATTAAGTCCTCTTAGTTGAATGATGGGAAAGTCCATCTCGATCGCCCCCCGCTCGGGGGGCGATGCAGATGAGCTCTAGCCGATCCAAGTAAACTTATTGACCTTGGACTCTTTTGCGTACCGCTGCCAGACTGTGGGGCGGTTCTCTTTCCACCATGTGAGGTTCGGGGCCAGTGTCCGGACGGTAACAACATATTCGGCAAATCCGGTCTCGACGGCCTCGGACCGAAGCGCGGCCTTTTGAGCGTTAAGCTTGGTGATCTTTGCCTCGATCTTTTCGATTTGATCTTTGATATTCATGGTTGAAACTTCCTTAATTGAATGGAAGCTTTATTGCTTCCATAAATTCTTTATGGTCCATGCAATTAATATAGTCAACAGGTAAAATACAATTAATTGCATGCCATACCATTTTATTTCGCACCGGATCGCACCGGATCGCACCGGATCACAGGCAATCTATGCCGCGATGCAGCGACCATGCTGCAGTGCAGCGCCAAGGACGGGGGTAACTGCGCCGGATCGCGCTCGATATCGCACCGGTTCGCGACCCCCACCCCCCTTATTTGGCCCCCCTACTCGCGCCCCCCGCGCCTGTTTAGTTGGTGTCGTAAAATCATTTGAGTATAATTCCATTGCCACTTGTTCCCAGTGCCCAAGCTCCAAGGCCCAAGAAAAATCGTGGGTGTAATTTCATTCGGGAATGTTGTATAGAGGACCGAGAGCCACGGAGCATCATTGAATGTCTAATTTTAGAGAACGTTTAGCTGAGTTTGAGAGTGGGGGTGATTACTCTGCTCGTAATGACGAGGGTTTTGTTGGGAAGTATCAGTTTGGTGCGGATCGTTTAACGGACTTCATGTCATCTACAGGCAAGAAGTTTTCCATGTCTCAGTTTCAGAACAGCCCTGCATTACAGGAAGAGGTACAGGGTTGGCATGAGGACGATATTTTATCGTATGTTGCTGATCAGGGTTTAGATGAGTACATAGGTCAGCAGGTTGGCGGGGTTATTATTTCTCCCGAGGCGATGTTAGCAATGGCTCATTTAGGCGGCAAGTCTGGAATGAAGAAGTTTATTGAGACTGACGGGGAGTATAATCCGTCTGATTCCAATGGCACACGGTTATCGGATTATGCCTCGAAGATCCCTAGTAAGCAGTTACCTGCGGAGCAGCAGGATTTACAGCGCATGGCTCGTGACAGTATGCAGTTGACTCCGCAGGTTGCGGAGAAGGACGGTGGATTGATGGCGGCGGCACGAAAGTTGTTGAGCAGGCCGAGTGCTCCTCGGCCCAAGGGCCTTACACCTCCGGGCACTTTTCAGCGGGGTGGTCAGATGAGTCCTTTAAGCGGTGGCCTTGCTACGGCGTTACCTAATGCTGACATGATACAGAAGTATTCCACACCGGGCGGCATTGGGAGTTTAAAAGGATGAGCTATGATCTTCTGGGTCGGGTTATGACTTTGGTTTTGGAGGATGATTATTACGAGGATCGGACGATTGGCGGTGCTCGGAACTCGATACTATCGGCGTTACGTCATGACCGTTGTTTTATTCATCGTGATGGTGGCGAGGTTGTTGGTTATTGCACTTGGGGGTTTTTCACCCGCGAGGAGATTGACACTGATTTGTGGGTTGGCGACGAGGTTTTCTCTAGGAAGGAGGGAATTTTGTACTTCCCGAAGTTCCAGTGTAGGGCTGGCAGGCGTCAGGTAATACGGTTTATACGAGACATTCAGCAGTTTATGTGGGATAATCACCCAGAAATTGCCACTGCGGAGGGATTACGGTTATATCCTGACGGAAGTCGGCGCGACGAAAAATGGCATAGGAAAGTAGCATGATCAATTTATTTGGGCCATTGCGCCACAAGACTCCGGTGTTTGATTCTGATGGCGGCGGTTCTGGCGGCGGCGGGGATGATAAGAAACAGAAGAAGTCTACTGGTAATTTAAGCAAAGGATCTCCGACAAAGAACGTTGGTTCTGTTTCGTCAACTGGTCAGTATGCTGGTGACGGGTTTGAGTGGAAGTCGCACGGCACGAACGAGAACGGCAGTGAGATGCTTACTCGGACGTACACTGGGGCAAACAAGAACGCTGGTTTGGGGCAGGATGTTACTTCGGCTGGTGGTTCGGACAACAAAACTAAGAACAGAATCGCGCAGATTTCGTTAAACGAGGGTAGTCGTTACGCGGGTTCTAAGTCTTCTTCTACTGACGGCAGCATTGGTAATTTTTTAAAAACGGGCAGTTTTGGCAGTAGTCCTTCCTACGCGGCACAGCAGGGAAATAACAACTACACTCCTCAGATCACGGGGTTCACTGGCGGTTCAGACAGCTCTGGTTCGTTTGGCGATGCGTTTTCGGCGGCTCGTAAGTCTGGTGGCCCAGGGAAGACGTTTGATTATCAGGGCAAGAGTTATACTACGGACTACGCTCCTGTTGCTCCTGCGGCTCCTGCTACAAGTTTACGTCCGCAGCTTCGTCCTGCGGCGGCACCTACTATGACGGGTGATCCGCAGGCCAACTTATTTGATCCTATTGACGTTGGAACTCGTCCTGTTGATTACACTCCTACATTGGGCGGCGGAGATCCTTTCTTGGATCCAAATCGCGTTCCCTCTGTGGGGGGTGGTCGCGGCAACGTTGTTGAGGCCCTTGGGGATCGTTCAGCGGTAAATTACACCCCTACATCAGGGGGCATTACTCAATTAGACTTTGGTATTGGAGATCGCCTTGCTCCCGGTAATAACATCCCTTCTCCTGTTCCTGATAGGGGGGGCTATGATTTCCGGACCGCGACTTCCACTCCCGAGGAGTTTGAGGCTAAGTTAGCTGCTCTTGACGCTGGCGGCGTTCAGATGGCTCAAAATAGTGGTGTTGCCAGCGATGCATTGACCATGCTTGAGTTGGCAGAGTTGGAGAGACAAGGAAAGAATCCCAACGCAACAGATTTCACGGAGACAAGTAACGCGCCGGAGCCTGTTTCATATCGGGACATGTTCCCTGGAGCGGAGTTTCCATCAGTATTTAACACTGATCCAAACGCTCAACTTGGCCCTAGAGCAATGCCGGACCTTACATTCCCTCTTGGTCGTAATGATGCCGATCAGGGCACTGGGTACGGTGGATTATTAGGCGCGGGTTTTCTGCAAGGTGCCGAGTTAATTGGACGTGGTGTTGAAAAGGGAATTAAGTACTTTGATCCGGCGGATCAGTACAAGTTTGGCGACTCATCGATTGGCCTTGATCAGTTAGATTCTAGCGGGAATATTATTCCTGAGATTGACATGGGCTTTGCCAAGGCGTTGGGCGCGGATCCAAACAGACGGGGCATGGTTGCGGGAACGGAAAACCAATTTGCTAACAAGGTCGGGGGAGTTGCAGACACTCTTGGCCGATTGAAAGACCGCACTCTTGGCAACCTTACAGGTACACGCGCTAAAGCCGCCAAAGACAGAGATATACTTGGAACTGGGAAACTTGGTCCGGATATGGAGGCCCTCTTTTCGGAAATCGTGTATGGTGCTCCTACTGTTGCGGGGATTGTCGCAACTTCGGTGGCTAATCCTGTTGCGGGTGCGGCTCTTGGTGCAACGATGACCACAGGGGAACTTACTTCTGAAATTGAAAACAGGATGGACGCAAGGATCGCTAAAGGAGAATATGGTCCTATTAGTAAAGATCAACAGCGTCAGTTGGTAACTGATTATGTTCAAACGATCACGCCTTACGCGGCTGGTATGGGTGTAGTTGAAGGTTTAACCTATGGCCTCGGCAGCAAATTCTTACCGGGATTTAAATCAAAACTTGGTGCTACTATGTTAGAAGGAGGTTTGAGTGAAGGGGTCGGAGAACCCTCTCTTGTTGCTTCTGCTCTCGCGGGTGGCGGACAAAATATAGTCCCTACTCTCGATATTGATAAGGAAGGAGCAATCACAGGTGCTGCTCTTGGTGCATTTGGGGGGACTCTTGCTTCGGGTGCAAATACTTCGGGCGCGAGGAGAGACGGATCTGGGACTGTAACAGAAGGTGGTCCTTTGACCAACCAAGAGCCCGGAACGATGTACGGTCAGGTATTAGATCCTTTGTTGAGTCCTACTGCTGGTCAGCTTGCGAGTTCAACGGTTGATACTGCATATAACAACACGGTTGATGGCACTATTAACGATCCTACTAAGTTCCAATCAGGCCCTATTGTAACCCCTCGGACGGACAACAACACGCAGGTTGCGGACCAAACGACCTTGATGGAGCAGGAGTTATTGCAGAAGTCTAAGGATGACAGCGCAGCGTTGCTATCTGAGATGATTTTGGACGATGCAGCGTTTGAGCAGTCTGCCACAACAGGTAACATTGCTGAGTTGGCCTCGAAACTAGAGCTCCCTATGACCGATGCGATTGAGGTTGCCACCAAGGTGTCCAAAGAAGCAGAGCGTAACAAAGCGGATATGCTTGGTTTAATCGCCAGTGACGAGGTTGCAACGACAGGCAGCATTAACGCGGAGACTCTTGCCGAGATCAACGCTATGTTGTCAGAAGAAATGGCAACGGACGTTATCGATCAGGCCAACGCCAACGAAAGTCTGGACGGTCAGACTGCGCTGGATTTATTCTTGGAGGAGGACATCAACACTGCCACGGCTAAACGACAGGCAGTAGATAGAATTTCAGCAGCGGAAAATGCTAAAGCAACCGCAGACGCCCAGCTTCTTTCGTCCATGAGCGGCATTGAACTTGCGCCCATGGCAGCGGAAAGAAAAGGACCTGACGATGGGTCACGCGGATCTAACGTTGCGGAGGACATCATCACGGGAACAGAGGCTCCGAGTGTTACAACCGAGGTTTCTAATCTTCAAGCTCAAGAGAACTATGACGCGATAGCGGCCCAAGAGGCGGCATACAATCAGACATTAACGGAAACTGGGGATGCGATGGCTGCGGAAGCAGCGGGGAATGCAGCGTATGACAACGCTGTTGCTCCAAAACTTAGTGCACCGGAAGCGGACGGCTCTGTAACTGTTAACAACGTTGCTCCTCTTAAACCTTCGATTGCAGACCTTGCGGCTATGTACGACACCCCAAAGATGGTTGCTCCGGCGGACATGACTGCGCCCATGGTGAGTACTACGGATCAGCCGATTGATACTCGCCGTTCTGACATGCTTGGTGTTCAGCCTTCGATTACGGACGTTGCGGATCAGTTCGCAGTTGAAGTACCTGTCGAAGAGCAACTAGCTTTGGACCTTGAGACTCCGATTGATGACACGTTTGTTGAGGTGGATGCTCCAGAGGTTAGTGAAATTCAAGCAACGCCTTCCTACGATGCAGCTTTGTCGGACTCGGCTAAGTATCTTAGAGGCATTGTTGGAGACGGGAAGAGCCAGATTGATGAAGGCACGGTAGTAGACAACGACCTGCAAACAGATTTTGTGGAAGTTGATGTTCCGGAGACGGGAACCGATGTGGCTTTGTCCGAAGCTAAAGCAGATATGCTCGACGCTTCTAACCAAACGGGAACAGAGGTCATTGTGGAAGATCAGTTACCCACTGTTGCTAAAACCGTAGACGTGGCGGTGCCTACGGAAGAGGTAGTGATTACTGAGGAGGAGCCAGCGTCAACTATGAAGACGGTAGTTGAGAACCCACCATTGCTAACTAATCAGGAAGTCCCTGTTGCAGTTGAAGTCCCTGTTGAGAAAAAAACAAACAGGCCGTTTGTTCCGTTTAATACCGCATACGTTCCTCCAGAGGTGTTTGGCGACGATGGCGGTGACGATCCTAGCATCCCAACATTCACTACAACGGATGACGGCGTAACGGTTGGTCTTCCATCGGATGGCGGTGACGGCGTTGCTCCTGTTCTTGGCACGAATGTGGCGGGTGATCCTACAATGGAATGCCCAGAGGGTTACGAGCTTGTGGATGGGCCAAACGGACCTACTTGTGTTAAGATTGAGGAGTCATATCGTCTACGGGCAGGAGCAAGTACTCGACCCTACACCGGACAAACTATACGTCCAGGGGACACTGGCCCCGGCCAACGCAGGAAAGTCATCGATAGAAGGACTTACACCGCAGCGACACCTGCAGCATGAACCTACAGGCACTACCAGAGGACGCTCTAAAGGAGATCTTGGCCTTAACTGAGGCCAAGAAACGCATGGATTTAAGGGAGAAAGCGCATGAGAACTTCATGCCTTTTGTCCACCATGTGTACGATAACTTCATCGAGGGTCGGCATCACCGAGTTATTGCGGAAAAACTTGAACGTGTTGCGCGAGGAGAGCTCAAACGTTTGATTATAAACATGCCGCCTCGTCATTCTAAGTCCGAGTTTGCGTCTTACTTGATGCCTGCTTGGTTTCTAGGTAGAAACCCTAAGTTAAAAATCATTCAAGCCACTCACAACACAGAGTTGGCTGTGCGTTTTGGCCGTAAAGTAAGGGATTTAATTGATGATCCAGAGTACAAAACTATATTTCCGAACACAAACCTTAAAGAAGACAATAAAGGAGCGGGTACTTGGGGCACTGACTTGGGTGCAGAGTACTTTGCGGCGGGTGTGGGAGCGGCTATCACAGGCCGTGGCGCGGATTTACTTGTCATTGATGACCCTCATTCGGAGCAAGACGCCCTAAGTGCATCTGCGTTTGATAATGCCTACGAGTGGTACACTTCTGGTCCTCGCCAGCGTCTTCAACCGGGCGGTGCCATCATAATTGTTATGACTCGGTGGGGTAAAAAGGATTTGACGGGCCGTTTGTTGGCCCAACAGGGCAGCGATGTGATGTCTGACCAGTGGGAGGTTGTGGAATTTCCTGCGATTATGCCTAGTGACAAGCCGTTGTGGCCTGAGTTCTGGGCAAAAGACGCTCTGCTGTCGATTAAAGCTTCGTTGCCTGTTGGAAAATGGAACGCTCAGTGGCAGCAGAACCCAACAGGTTCCGCATCCGCGATTATTAAGACCGAGTGGTGGAAACGGTGGGAGGAAGAGACGGTTCCTCGGCTAGACTACATTCTTCAGTCTTACGACACGGCGTTTTCCAAGAAAGAAACGGCGGATTATTCTGCGATTACTACTTGGGGTGTGTTTAAACCCGAGGAGGGTGGTCCGGACCATATTATTTTACTTGATGCCCAGCGCGGAAGGTGGAATTTCCCTGAGTTAAAAGAGCAGGCGTTTAAGGAATACGAGTATTGGGAGCCTGATATGGTTCTTATCGAGGCCAAAGCTACAGGTACTCCTTTGATCCAAGAACTTCGGCTAAAAGGTATTCCAGCTTTAGGGTTTTCTCCGGGCAAAGGAAACGATAAGGTTACCCGAATGCACATGGTGGCCCCCATGTTTGAATCTGGAATGGTGTGGGCCCCACACGACAAGAAATTTGCGGATGAAGTTATCGAAGAGGTTGTTTCATTTCCTAATGGTGACAACGATGACTTTTGTGATAGTATGACTTTAGCACTGATGCGTTTTCGACAAGGCGGGTTTATCTCGTTGAACGGAGAGGACGATGGGGAAGAAAACTTTGTTCCTCGTAAACGGGAGTATTACTAATGGCTTTGCCACCTCGCCCAATGGGCCCAGTAGATGCTGGAATTACAATGGAAGACATGATGCCCAGCGAGGCGTCTGTTAATATAGATGTAATGGAGCCCGAGGCGTTTGAAGGCGGGGCCGAGGTTATAGAAGACGGCCAAGGTGGCGCAGTTATCCAATCTCTTCTGGACTCTCTTAACGGGGAAGTCATGGAAGAGCCCCTAGAACACTCCGTTAACTTGGCGGATCATCTCGAGGATGGTTACTTAGGAGAGCTTTCTTCTGAGCTTCGTCAGTCTTTCGAAGATGACATGGAGTCTAGGTCTGAGTGGGAGGAAGCTTACACTAAAGGCTTGGATCAACTTGGCATTAAGTACATGGAGCGCACACAGCCGTTTGCAGGCGCGTCAGGCGTCACTCACCCGCTTATAGCGGAGAGTGTTACCCAATTCCAAGCACAGGCTTACAAGGAGCTCCTACCGTCCGGTGGCCCTGTCAAGACACAGGTACTTGGTCTACAGGATGCCGAGAGAGAAGAGCAGGCTACTCGAGTTAAGAACTACATGAACTACCAGATCATGGAAGTCATGGAAGAGTTTGATCCGGATATGGATCAGCTTCTGTTTTATTTACCACTTTCGGGATCATGTTTCAAAAAAGTTTACTACGATGAGGCTAAACAACGGGCTGTCGCTCAGTTTATTCCTGCGCAAGACTTGGTTGTACCCTACGCAGCATCGGACTTGGCTACCGCTTCTAGGGTTACCCACGTTCTTAAAATGGATGCTAATGCCATACGCAAGTTGCAGATTGCGGGGATGTACCGTGATGTAGAGTTAAGCACCTTTGAGGGCGATGCTGATGAGGTCCGTCAAAAAGTTGACGAGATTCAAGGCACGTCCAAAACATACATGGACGATATATACACTATTTTAGAAATGCACGTCGATTTAGATATCGAGGGTTTCGAGGATATGTCTCCGGACGGAGAGCCTACTGGAATTGCTCTCCCGTATATTGTTTCTGTTGATGAAGGCTCGGGACACATTCTGTCTATTCGCAGAAACTTTGAAGAAGACAGTCCTCTTGCCAAGAAGCAGCAGTACTTTGTTCACTACAAGTTTATGCCTGGTTTGGGATTCTATGGCTTTGGTTTAATTCACATGATTGGTGGATTGGGTCGTGCGGCTACAAGTATTCTTCGCCAGTTGATCGATGCCGGAACGCTGGCGAACCTCCCCGCTGGCTTCAAGGCTCGGGGTGTAAGGGTTCGGAATGACGATGAGCCCTTACAGCCCGGAGAATGGCGAGATATTGACGCTCCTGGTGGAAACATACGGGATGCAATTATCCCGCTTCCGTACAAAGAGCCTTCGGGAACTCTCGCAAACCTACTTGGGACGCTCATAGAGGGCGGTAGACGCTTCGTACAGCTTGCTGACCAACAGACAGGCGATGCTAACTCTCAAGCCCCTGTAGGGACCACTGTGGCTCTCCTAGAGCGCGGCATGAAAGTTATGTCCGCTATACACAAACGTCTGCACTATGCTCAGAAGCAAGAGTTCCGAGTGTTAGCTAGGATATTCAGAGACAATCTGCCCCAAGAATACCCTTACGATGTTCAAGGCGGCGAACGTCAGATCATGGCTTCGGACTTTGACAATCGTGTTGATGTTGTTCCGGTCAGTGACCCCAACATATTCTCGATGGCCCAGCGCGTAACCTTGGCACAAACGCAGTTGCAATTGGCGCAGTCTAATCCGGAAATGCATAACCTCCACGCTGCGTACAAACGTATGTACCAAGCACTTGAGGTCCAGAATATTGATGAGGTGTTGCCCCCTCCTCCTCAACCCAAGCCTTTGGATCCAGCTATCGAGAACGCCCGTGCGTTAATGGGCGAGATTCTGACAACATTTCCAGATCAGGATCACGATGCCCACATCCGCATTCACTTGATGTTTATGAAGACTCCCTTGGTGTCGACGTCTCCGACAGTCATGGGTACGTTTTATGCTCATGTCATGGAGCACCTATCTCAGAAGGCCCGTATGATGGTTGAGACAGAGATTTCCGAGATCATGAAGCAGGCGCAAGCCTCTGTAAGCGCGGGACAGCTTGATCCACAGGCTGCTCAAGCACAAATGGCGCAAGTTCAGCAGGATATGCAAGACCCAGCCCAGATGGAAAAACTGATATCCATGCAGATGGAGCAGTTAATGACTGAGGTGATGCCGCAGCTTATGCCTCAAGGCAACAGCCCTATGGACGATCCTCTGGTGCAGATTCGTATGCAAGAGTTGGAAATTAAAGAAAAAGATCTACTTCGTAAGACGGAAGAAGATCAGGGTCAGATGTTGGTTGAGCTCCAGAAAATGCAGCAACGTGCAACCACTGACTCTGCGAGAATCGAAAGCCAAGAAGAAATTGCGGATAATCGGAACGAGGTTAATCGTGAGCGCATCGACATCCAGCGACAGAAATTGCAGCGAGGCTAAGTTAGGGTTTGAATTATGGATCCATTTACTGCCATGGCGGCTGCAACTGCTGCTTATAACGGAATAAAGAAAAGCGTTCAACTTGGCCGAGAGCTAAGTGACATGTCAAAATCCATATCGTCGTGGAGTAAGGCTGTCAGTGATTTAAACTTTTTAGAAGACAAAGCTAAAAAACCCCCAATGTATAAGATGTTCACTGACACTCAGTCGAGCGCATTGGAGATATGGACCCAAAAGAAAAAACTAGACGAAATGAGAGAGGAGATTCGTGCGTTTATCAGTTGGAATTACGGGCCAAAAGCGTGGGAAGAAATTGTCAGGATCGAGGCCCAGCAACGTAAAGAACAACGGGAGTTGGTATACGCCAAGCAGGAGTTTATAGACAAATGCATCAACTGGGCAGTTGGGCTTTCTGCGGCTTTTTCTGGGCTCGGCATCTTAGCTGTTGTTGTGTACATTATTGGCGCAAATCAAGGTAAGTGGTAATGCAAGTCCGGATGGGTTCTGATGTACATCTATGTGACTTATATAGGCCGAGTAAAGACTCCGCACTGGTCTGTTGTAGACAAAAACGGGAAAATCATTATAATAACACGCTACAAAGACATTGCTTTGAGTTACGCAAGACGGAGACAAAACCGTGACAGAGTTTGAGAAAGTTGACACTAACGGAAGTGGCGTAGTGGAGAAGTCCGAATGGGATGCTCTTGACTATGAGGACAGGCGCAGACGGCTTGACGATGAGGATTCCAAACGGGACCAACAGCGCAAGATGGTTTGGTTTGCTTTGTGCGGAATGCTTCTTTACCCGTTTGCGATTATGGTTACGGCCTTGGGTGGGTTGCATGAGGCTGTGTCCGCCCTGTCATCTATCGCTGGCGTTTACTTTGTCAGTGTTGCGGGTATCGTTGGAGTGTTCTTCGGCGTAACTAACATGGGGAAAAAATAATGATACAAGCATTTTTAGGACCTATTGCAAATCTGGCGGGGACTTGGTTGAACTCGAAAGTCGAAACCAAGCAGGCCGAGACGAGGATGAAGGTTAGCGAGGCAGACGCGAGAGCAAAAATTATGTTGTCTGCTGCCACGTCAGAAGCGGATTGGGAAAAGATCATGGCCCAAGGTACGCAGAACAGTTGGAAGGACGAGTATTTGGTAATACTTTTTAGTATACCTCTTATACTTTCGTTCACCGGGGAGTGGGGCAGAACGGCTGTGGCGGATGGTTTCGGTGCGTTGTCCAATATGCCCGAGTGGTATCAATATACGTTAGGTGTGATCGTAGCAAGTAGCTTCGCCGTGAGATCCGCTACCAAGTTCTTTGGCCGAAATAAATAATGTGGATTTTAGTCTGGCTGACTGTAACTAACCTACACGGGTTGCAGTACTTTCAACTAGGCGCATACGAAAGCAAGGCTCTTTGTCTACAGGAGCAAGAGAAAGCAAGGGTGATGATCACTCAGATTAACATCACGGTTGCATGTGTTCAAACAATAGTTGAGGTGAACGAAAATGAGTGACGCTCTAAAGATACTGCAGAAAAAATGCGGGTGTACACCGGACGGATCTTTTGGACCGAACACGGCTCGAGGTATCGCAGAGCATTACGAGCTATCCCCAGAACGCGGGGCTCATCTGTTGGGTCAAATTATCCATGAATCTGGTACGTTTAAGTATGTTCGTGAAAACTTGAACTATAGTGTTGACGCAATGATGAAGGTTTGGCCTAGCCGTTTTCCCACAGAAGAGAGCGCAAAGCCCTATGAACGAAACCCTAAAGCACTGGCGGACAAGGTGTACAGTGGTCGTATGGGCATTCCCGAGGGCGAAGGCCACAAGTGGATAGGTCGTGGATTTCTTCAGTTGACCGGGTATAACAACGTTAAAGCTTTTGCCACAGACATGCGAGTTCCAGAGGTGATGACAGATCCCTCACTTTTGGAAGAAGATTATGCCTTTGACACAGGAGTCTGGTTCTTTAAATCCAACAACCTGTGGAAAATCTGTGACGAAGGTGTTAACGATGACACAATTAAACGTCTAACTCGAAAAATAAACGGCGGATATACGGGGTTGGATCATAGAATTAAAGAGACGAACAAGGTCTATGCTTGGTTAAAATAGACCACTTGAGGAAGGACCCAACATGACTACGATAATGATCACTATTTTACCAGACGGTATGCCCGTCGATAAAATGGAAGAAACAGAACAAGGGTACACTTGTCCTTTGCCGACTCAAGATCCTGACGCCAATATGGAAAACATGGATATGGCGGAGTATGAGCATAACTACCGTGAAGCGGACACGGATGAGTATTGTGGGATTTGTGCCAACTATAACCAAACGGATGAGATAATGAATTGCATCGAAACAGACTCAGGGGACTTAGGGTACTGTCAAGTTCTGAAATTTGTATGTTCCACAGAGTATGTCTGTGACATATGGGCCAGCGGTGGCCCGATTACATCGGAAGCACAAGAAGAATACAAGGACATACTATAATGGATGTTGTAGACTTGGCAAAACATCTATACAAGAAAATTGAAGAGCGTGAAAAAGATATTGCAAATGCTCTTTCTCTCGGTGCTGTGAAGGATTGGGAGCAATACAAAATGTCTGTCGGAGAGATACGGGGACTCTCTCTTGCTAGAGAAGAAATCAAGACCCTGCTGGAAAGAAACGTAGACGATGTCGAAGACTTTATATCTTCCTGATTCCGTTGCGCAGAAAATGAACAAAGAGAAAGCTGCAACCGCAGCCCCATCTTCGTCTTTGGATAGCGCGTATGTGACATCAGAAGACCGGGTGTTAGACCCAAACCTTTTAGAAAAACCATTGCTCGATCGATTGCCGCAGCCGACAGGTTGGCGTCTTTTGGTTATGCCGTACCAAGGCAAAGCCAAGACAGCATCGGGTCTTTATATCCCAGACGAAGTTCGAGAACGTGAAACGGTGGCTACGGTTGTGGCCTACGTTATGCGTCTTGGCCCCTTGGCTTACAGGGATTCGGCCAAGTTTGGCCCAAATCCGCAGCCTTGGTGCAAAGAAGGTCAATGGGTATGTATTGGCCGTTACTCGGGTTCTAGATTTAAGATCGATGGAGGGGAAGTTCGCATCATCAATGATGATGAAGTTATCGCGACTCTTCTTGAGCCAGACGATGTTAAGCAAGTATAGGAGACATGATTATGTCAGAAGAAAAAATGGTGGCCGAAGATCAAGAACAGGAGCAAGTGTATATTGACACTGAACCTGAGTCTGAGAGTGCCTCGGGGGAAACTACCCCAGAAACAAAAGTAGAGACTTCTAACGGGGACGAAGAGCTCGACAGTTATAGTAAAGGGGTTCAGTCCAGAATTAAAAAACTGACTGAAAAGTATCGCAAAGAAGAGCGAGATAAATCTGAAGCTGTTCGTTTATCACAAGAATTGATTAATGAAAATAAACAGCTAAAGACCCGAATGCAGGCTTTAGACACTGGGTATCTATCTGAGTTTGGCACTCGTCTGCAGGCGCAGACTGAAGAGATTAAGAGAATCTACAAAGAAGCCTACGAAAATGGTGACACCGACAAGATGGTGGAAGCGCAGCAGGCTTTAGCTCAAGTTACTAATGAGCAGGCTCGATACAACACCGCTAAGTCTCGGCAAGAGCAGCAGGCGAAGGTTCAAGTTCAACCGCAGGAACAAGTCCAGCCTGTTCAACAGCAGCAGCAGCAGCAAAGACCTCAAGCAGATCCTCAAGCGGAGAAATGGGCGGCTAAGAACACTTGGTTCGGTGAAGATAAGGTGATGACTGCCGCAGCATTTGCAATCCACTCACAGTTGACTAACGATGAGGGGTTTGACTCAGAGTCAACTGAGTACTATACTGAAGTGGATAAACGCATCAGGTCGGAATTTCCACACAAGTTCCAACCCGCGAAAAGATCGGGAGGAGGTAGTCAGGTCGCATCCGCTGGCAACTCCGCATCCCGCAGTACTAAACAGGGGCGCAGGACGGTCAAGTTAACGCACTCACAAGTTGCGATTGCTAAAAAGCTAGGCGTACCTCTTGAAGAATACGCTAAATTTGTGAAGGATTGATAAAATGACTGACAACCGAACACCGCGAAAAAACGCAACTCGAGAAACAGAAACTCGCAGAAAACCTTGGGCTCCGCCCAGCCGCCTTGCTGCACCTGACGCCCCAGAGGGCTATGTGCATCGTTGGATTCGTACCGCAATGCGTGGTGAAGACGATAAGATGAACGTCAACACTAAACTACGCGAAGGATGGGAACCTGTTCGTAAGGACGAGTATCCAGACTACGAAGCCCCCACAATTGACGAAGGTCGTTTTGAGGGAATCATCGGGCAAGGGGGACTTATGTTGTGTCGCATACCTGTCGAAACCGCCAATGAAAGATCCGAGTATTACGGGACCCGGACCCGCGAACAAATGGTATCAGTCGATCAGGATTTAATGAAGGACCAACATCCTTCTATGCCGATAACCAATAGTCGGCAAAGTCGTGTATCCTTCGGAGGCTCACGAAGAGACTCCGAGTAATTTTTGAGGTGCTATTATGGCAAATTCTAACGGAGCTTTTGGGCTACGTCCCATTGGTAAGATTGGTCAATCGACTAATTCTACTGGTATGACTGAGTACAGAATTGCGGCCGGCAACACTAACCCAATCTTCAGCGGCATGGCGGTTATCCCGTTAGCTGGTGGTGTGATTGACGATCTACAGGCTGCGGCCGGTGGTAACGTGTCAATCGTGGGTGTTTTTGGCGGATGCGAGTATGTCTCTTCGACTACTGGTGAAACGGTCTTCGGCAATTTTTGGCCTGGATCAGGCGCGGATTCTACATTCCCTGTCAAAGCCTTTTTGT